ATGTCTAAAAAAAATTTTTTTTCTCAAAAACAGAAAGTAACTATTCAGGAAATAGTTGCTTGGAAAACGCCTACTTTTCATCAAGCATCTGAATGCTATGTAGCTGTATCAGCTTTTGACCCAACACTTGGGAAATTCCACATAAAGAAATTTATGCTGGGGAGAATCAAAGGTAAACGTGAGCAGCGTGTATATGGTGAAGCATTAAAAAAGAGGCTTATTGAAAAGTTGATGCAGGGCTGGAACCCGTGGATAGAAGTCATGCAGCCTTTGGAATACACGAAGTTTGATGATGTCTGCAATAAGTATCAGGATTACTTAATGAAACTTTATAAGGAAAGGGGTATGCGAGAGGATAGTGTTTCGTCGTATCTTAGCAGACTTCGGGTATTGAGAAAATGGAAAGAGGAGGAGAATGTGAACTTATTCTATTCTTATCAGTTTAATAAGAATGCTGTTGGTCAATTCCTTGACTATATATTTATTGACAGGAATAATACTATTCGGACACGGAATAACTATCTTACTTGGCTGAAGGTTTTTTGTAAGTATCTCGTGGAAAGAGGATATGTTCCCAACAATCCTACTGATGGAATGTCTTCTGTCCAGCGAAATAGTCAGTTGAAGAATAGAGAAGTGATACCTGACAATGTTATGATGGATATTAAGGTTTGGTTGGATGAACATAACAAGCATTTCCTGTTGGCTTGTTATATATTACATTATCTATTTGTACGACCGAAAGAAATGAGCTTCTTAAAGGTTGGTGATTTCTCTATTAAGAATAAGACCTTGACGCTTCACGGTTCTCACACCAAGAACCACAATGATGCAACGCTCACGCTTCCCGACCATGTTGTACGCCTGATGATAGATTTGAATATATTTGCTTTTCCAAGTCATTATTATCTCTTTAGCGATGGTTTTATTCCTGGTGTCAACAGGCGGAGCGAGAAGACTTTCCGGGACTATTGGCATCTCCATGTGCGCAAGCACCTCAAGTTCTCTGACCGTTATAAATTCTATTCTCTTAAAGATACCGGTATTACCAATATGCTGAAGGTTAATACCGATGTTCTTACCGTAAGAGACCAAGCGCGCCACTCCTCAATTCTCATCACAGATAGATATACACCTAAAGACATTAAGAATGCAAATGCTTTGCTGCTAAAATACCGTGGTGTTCTTTGAGTGTCAATACGACCATTTTCGTGAATTCACGAAAATGATGGGCATATTTTTTATAAAAAGAATGTAGGATTGCTTATTTTGCCTTCCTACATTCCATCTTTCCTACATTTTATAATATATAATAATGTGTCAATCTTCTATTTGGATAAAAACCTTGCCACCTTGGGCGATAGTATCTTCTATGCGCTTTTGTAAAACATTCATTGTAGCACGTGAATTTGAGACCTGCCCTACACTGCTGTTCTTTCCTGGTAATAGGCAACCATGTGTATCACGAGCTGTGTTACCTGCATGTATCCTTATCCCTTCGTAACCGGGCACATTGACAAGTAGCGGCAATGGACAACGGAAACGAGAAGACATTGTTATGCGCACTTCATATTTTCCTGAAGGTATTGCTGTTTCGCCATATACCTTTATTTTCTGTATTTCTTCAGGCGTCATATCTTGATGCAACCCCCTTACAGTGTCTTCGAGAACATTTGAGAAGAAAACACCATCGATATAAAGATTTCCAATAGTGTAGTCTTTTTTCTTCCATTTTCGTTCTACTCTTAAATTCAAATTTCCCATAATATTACCTTTCTATTTCTCCACGTTCTATCATGTTATAAATTTTCCGAACACCGCTATAGGCTGCCATACCGCCATCATCGGGAAGTTCTTCCCATTGCCCACCGGTGAAGTGCTCACCGTTGTGCTGGTATGTTGCCTTCTGCTGTGGGGCGAGCACGTAGTCAGGTGCATTGCCCTGAATAATGCGTGCCACGTTATCACTGAACTGCAGCACCTTTGCTGTCTTCTCTTCGGTGGTGTCAGCTTGGTAGCTGACAGTGTGCAAATAGCCGTCAAGGGCTACCTCGCAGCTTACGATTTCGATTTTGTTGTTTAACTTTACTTTCATACTTTTTTTATTATAGTGTTATTTCTCGTCGTAATTGGAATGATGAGATTTTTCCATTACGGAAGACGTATATTGTTATTATTTGCCACATCTTGGGTAAAGATGTTGTACCACCATCAGGTCTTATATTTCCTGGTTCTTGCAATATTACCTGTGGCAGACGAGCTGCATACACACCATTTACAGCAAAATTACTCCACTCAGCCTTATTGCTCTGAAAATATCTCCCATCATTAGTTTCCACCTGCGATTGCGACCAACCACCATCAGCGATAAACTTGCCTTGTATCTTCGCACCAGTATAAAGGAACACAGAAGTGCCTGATGGTGTAGTATTGACAAAATAAGGATTAAATATCGAATGCTCGGCTGGATAGTCAATTACTTGAAAACCTCCAATATAGCACACGCCTAATGCTGTAAATGAAGCAACTGAAATACTTTCCGCCTTCAAACCGTCAGGCGAAAGATTAAGCGTGTTGTTGCCAGCATTATCGTAGAATTTCAATATAGCCCTTCCTTTGTCATCAATACCAAATTCAATATTCTTCGCCACAGTTCCAAACACACTCATAAGCGAACCTGTAAGGTCGATATACCCTGCACCAAGGTCGCGTGTTTTGAATTTTAAACCGTTGATAGCTCCTGTGTCATCTACCGAGGCAACAACATTTCCTTGTTGGTCTATGAAATTGAAATGCTTGGAGCGTGCGTTTATCGACATGTCGTTACCGTTAAGGTAGATGCCGGCAGCTTCCATGCTTTCTACAATATCCGGATCTTTCCACATGGTAGCCTTACTGCCTTCCTCCAATTGAATTTCCGATAAGTAGGCTTCGCCATTACGGACGCAGCCTATGAATATTTGCAAATAATTGTAACCATCTTCCAGCTCGAAGGTGTAGGTGTATTGTTTCCATACGCCATAAGTGGAGGGTATGTCGGGGTAGCTATTCTTTGGTGCACTCATATCTTTTGAGCGGCTACGCTTCACCTCAATATAGGGTTGATCACTACCGTAAATGCGCGTATACATTGATAGGGTGTAAGTTTTTCCGCCAATCGCTTTAATGACGGGAAATTTAGCCCCATTCCATTCATTCTGTGTCGCCCCGTGGCGAGAAATGGAAATATAAGGGTGCTCGAGGTGGGCGACGCTTGGATAGTTCACTATCTTAACATATTGCTCACGTTGTAGCAAAAGCAAGCCCAGCTGTCGCAGGCTTGCACCCTTGAGTAGGTTAGCCCCTCCGAACACCTGTTTTTTTACCTCAAGTTCTATACTGTCGGCACGTGTTTCGATGCGCCCTACCCGCTGCTCGATTGCTTGCGTGCGCCCGTTGATGGTGGTTTGAGCGGCTTTCAAGCCCACCATCTCTTTGTCTATGGAAAGGATTTTTGCTTCATTCCACTTCTGTGCACTTACAACAAAGTCCACAGTAGCGGTGCGCGTATTTCCCTTGTATTTAGCAGTAATTTCCACCTTTCCGCTCCACTGGTTGGGACTGATGCCGTCAAATACCAGCGTGCTTATTCCTGCAATGCGTGCATAGCAGTTGTAAGGCTTCGCTTCCACGCTGTCGGGCTGCACTTCTACCTTGCCGACATACATACGCACTTTTCCCGTGTTCTGCCCCAAATTCTCAATTTCGCCACTTTCGTTTGTTTGGAAAACGAAAGTATTAGGGGTGATAACGAGGGTGAGGGCGGTATCTCCGCTATCGCCCTTATCCCCATCATTCACATTGGTAATGGTGATGTATGCCCTTGCTATAACCTTTGCCATGTTACGTTGTTTATTGTGTGCGTAGGGTACTACCTACGCACATTTATTAAGGTTGGCTGACTTCGCAATAGAATGTAGCCTTTTGGTCTATATCCTTGGCTTCCACCACCAGTGGATTGCCCGTTTTTTGATTTGACGACGTGCCCGAAAAGTTCGATTTTGCGCCGTTCTTATCAAATTTACTCCACGTGTAGGTGAACTTCTTCGGTGTGGTATTTTCGTCCTCGATACATTCTCCGCCACGATACAAGCGAGCACAAAGGGTTGTTGATCCTTGCCCGTTCTTTATCTGCAGACCGGTAGGTGAGAACAATTCCAAAGTGTAGGGGTCGGTCCTATCCTCGAATGTTACGATAGCTTCCGCTTTTTCAGCCCCGTCGATAGCTTCAACTTTGAATGTCTGCACATTGAGCACATCGTCAGCCTTTACCGTGAGCGTTGATACACCACCTGCCGTTGCTATGCCGGAAGAAACAGCGTCCCATGCTTGTGTCTTGAGGTTAAGTGAGTACCACCTATAAGTGATACCGTCTTTGTCCTGCGTTCCACCACGGTAGCACTTGGCTTCCGCTGTGAGGGTGGAAATATTATTCGATGCGTCAAAGCTGTTGCCCTTTGGTTGCGTCAGAACTACTTGGAACAGTGCACCTGCATTCGCTGTCTTCGCTACAAAGCCTTGCACTTCGAGCGTAGTGTCCTGCTCTGTATTGTCATCGTGATACACTGCCGTTATCTTAATGGGCAGCGAGTTGCCGGCAATATTGCCCTTGATGGTGAGTGCTCCGCCTGCCGGTATCGTTGCTACAGTGTATTGTCCACTGGTTGCTCCGGCGTTCACGACAGTGCCGCCCACTTCGTATTTTAAACTCGTTAGCTTGCTTACCAAATTAGTACCATTGCCGGTAACATACACTTTTGGCGTTACAATGTTGTTATCGCTCCCGAAGTTAGGTGTGTACACCTTGGTATCGGGGTTGTACATCTGCACCGGATACTTGATGTCCATTACAAGTTGCACTTGCTTTGCGTCGTTCAGGTCTACAACGGTTACCTGACTTCTTGCTTTTACTGTTGCCATTATTTTTTTATTTTATTGTGAATATATTTTATTTATCAATTTCTACTATACAATCAATCTGCGCCTTCTGATTTATCTCTTCTGCTCGGACTGTAATACGGTTGCCAACGGATTTGTGCCGGGTACTCCATGCAGTGTCGAAGTCGGCGTTACCCGTTTGAATTTCCCACGAGAATTGAAAAGGTTGCAATCCCGTGGTAATGTCATTTTCGCCGTGAAATACGGTAGCCACAAGTACTATTGCACCTTGCCCGTTGTGTATGATATTGCCACCGCTCTCTGACAGAATTGTTACTGTGTAGGGTGATGTACCATCTTCACCCTTGGCAGCATACTTCTTCCACTTGGGCGATTGCTCGGTTGGCTCGTCGGCATTGTCATCGACGAGCGAAAGCCACGTGCCCCCTGCGTGATACCACGCTTCATATTTAGCTGCCACCGTGCCCGGTGTCCAGTCGCCGCGATACAGCACGTTAGGAATGCGCTCACCATCGGAGCTTACCCACTCGAAGTGTCGGCTATTCATGTAAATTTTATCGCTTGACAAATGGAAGATGGCGTTGCCTTTGTTTAGCGAAAAGTCATGAATATTGCGGTACACCTCGATAGTGCCCCCCTCTTCCTTTGAGGTGGTAATCATCGTAACATTCATACGGTGGCGGTATTTCGTCGGTTCTACGCCGTGGGCAATATCCCACAACGTGTTGTGCCCACACAGCACGATATTATCGCCTCCCTTTGGCTCGTCGTTATCCACACTTTGGTCGCGATAGGTGTCATCGTCTGTAATGACGATATATGCTTCTTCTGTTGCCGTTTTCTGCCCGACTTCTGCCACGACACGCCAATAGTAGCTATTACTTACATTCTCGTACACACCCGCCTTGATGTTAAATGTTTGACAAAGGGCTTGGTCGCCCGGTTCCCAATCATTGGTAACAGCTTTCTCGCCATCGTCGGTATGTAGGTAGCATTTCCAACCGCCTTCCACACGCACGACTTTGTCAATCACCCCATTTGCACCCGAAAGCACGATATTGCCGCCGATGTGCTTGTATTCGTCTACCTGCAGTGAGCGGAAGATAGCCTTACCAAGTACCTCAAGGTAATCTATCTGCCCGTGAGCTTTGCCGTAACTATCCAACCATACCTTGAAACCTTTCAACCCTTGCTCAAATCCTATTGCCGTAAGGCTCTCCCTAAAAACAATACCTTTGAGGAAAGTTATCAATCCATGAGCTGTATCGGATTTCAGCTTTGAAAGAAAACGGTCATCGACAGGTATCTCCAAATCGCGAGCCTTGTCAGCGTAGCCAGCCTTTATCTTATTTCCATTTTCAAGCAGATAGCCATTCAGGAGCGAAAGACTTTGCAGCAGTGAAAAATTATCATGTGTGTGTCCTATGCCTCCATTTGCCGAGTAGCTTTTTTCGAGAACTTCGACAATGAAGTCGATGATAGCTGCTATCGTGGTAACGTTCCATTCATCGGCATACGGATTCTGAACAGGAAAGAGTGCCCCACCACTTAGGTTGAGTCGTTGAAACTCAACCAAGCGTGGGGCGATGGTAAAAGACCCCAATTCGGGTACTTTTATATCCATCATCTTTGCCGGTACTGCATTTCTGCGAAGATTGAGATACGGACGTGCATCGGCATACTTAAATGTAAATTCAAAGTTTGAAGGCAGTTCCTTTGCTTCATACGAAGCATCACTGTCGGTAACTACTATTCTGCGTATATAGTTATCGATATAGATATATTTCCCGAGAGAAGGGAAAAAGTCAAGCAACCATCGGCGTTCCTCTTTGTTGAGATGTCCGGTATTCTTCTTGTATTCTCGTTCAGTATCTACACGGTATTCTTCCGCATTATTTTCAATCTCGGCAATGTTGTGCGTGTGTTTTGCTGTAAATGTAGTGTCGCCATATGCACGGAAAGTGTCAATGCCACCGAGTGAATTTTCAAATAAAACCCACTGTTCCTCCTCGCTTTTAATATCGGAAGCGTAGTAGCGTTGATTGTACGTAAGACGAGTTCCTCCAGTGTCTTCCACCCATACATCGTAATATTCAGGTAGGAAACCGAATATCTTCGCCATAATGGCATACTGTACAGGTATAGTATGCACCTTATTCTTCTGCAGGTTGGCAATAGTTTTTTCGTCGCCTTTCACTACTCCTACAAGACGCTCCGTGTGATAGCCGACGCACTTTACAAAGCCTTCCGTCAGTGCAAAATAAGTGAGGAACTCGGGGGTATTGTATGTAACAGGCTTTACGGTTGGTTGCCATGTCAGGAAGTTACCTTTCAGGAAGTTCTCCGCCGAATCAGCCAAACGGTCCACCCCTGCCCTGATAGCCGTAAAGGAGAATGTCTTTGTCTTTTCCCCTTCATATCGTATCGTAATCTTGAAGTCTCGTGCAATATGGTTCTGCAAGTATGCACTCTCAACGTCTTTAAGTTCGAAGTATAGCAATGGTGCTATAATATCCTCAAGGCTGATTTCTATCCGCCCGTGTCCATCGGGTGTGTAGGTGTGCTGCACTATAGGTGCATCATTCTCTGCATAGCTTAAGATAAATGTTATTTCCTCTTGTGTGGAAACGACAACACGTTTCATAGAACCTACGAGGCTGATATTGTCCGGCTTTATGATTATATCCATATTGGCAAAATGTTTATTGCAAAATTATGAAAACAAAAAACGTTTTAAAAGGACACGACGAGCAGCCATTTCGGGTGGTCAGAGAATGGTGTACGGTTGCATCAAATCTGCCAAGCATCTATGATGTCTTCGACGCATTCAAGCCACACCTCGGTGCAGGAATACTTATACTTCGCACTACGCCAAAAAGACTTGTGCCGTACCTTTTGCGAGCGATAAGATTTCTGTTTCATGATTTTTTGCCCCAAATACTCCTCTGTTGCTACAGGTGGATACATGGTAACGAAAGCTCTGTTCTTATCCGGTCCGGATTTGTCGTATTCCGATTCCGATACTTGATGAATGGAAACTTTTCCCACCCACTTGTATCTTGAGCGCATAGTGGGGAAGAAACTGTCAATATCGGGAGGAGAAGACAACGGCTCCATTAACGATATTGACCTCAATTCCGACTCCTGCGGTTCATTCTTACCGCCCAGTACGAATTTCAGCTTATCAAGGAAGAAGGCTACTCCCCTGATAAGCACCTTTGCATGAGCTACCAAGTTCTGCTTTTGATACTGCGACAGCAGCAGCTTCACTTTCAATTCGTGCAGGGAATTTCGCAGCAGAAGGTCGTAATCCCTGTAGAACCGTGAGAATACGCCGTCATGTCCATTATAATAAAGCGCGTAATTAAACAGCTTTTTCGCTTCCTTCCAGTCGGACGATGAGATGTCATAGGGTGAAATCGTACCGATTGTTCTCCCATTGGCAAAGGCAGTAAAAGCCAACATTGTATTTTCCTTGTCTGCCTGTTCAGTATCACTTTCCTTATCATTACCCGCTACTACCATTTTGGAATTGAGTGATTTGTATTTCCCGACAAAAAGATAATGCCCTATTTCGTAGTCTTTCTTCGGGTCTTCACTATCCACCTTATATGTCAAGGTTCGGAACTCGGGAATAAGTTCGGGTATCTTAACCTCCTTTGATTCGAGCTGCTCTCCGGTATTATAATCTTGGGATGCTTCTCCTATCTTGGTAATCACTCGGAAATCGCCTGAAAATCCGATTTTATAGAAAGCTCCGTCTCTCGGTTCAAAGTAAGCTGCAGGGTTAGCCTTTACCATATTGTTGAAGTCATCGTAGGATTCCGCAGCTTCGCTCCCGAGTTTATCTTCGGGTGTGAGCGTAATGCGCTGGTAATCCTTTTCGGTCTTGTAGGCGATGGTCGGTTCTTCCGTCATATTACGTGTAAGGTCTGCCGTCGGCGAACTTGCCATTACATCGCGCAGGAAAACGACGTCAGCAGTACCGTTTCCTTCGTTTGCCGTGAACTCGCAACAGAACTTCTTGCGAAACACAGCAATGAAATCCGAACAAGTAATATTGGGCACAAGGTCGGCAAGGCGTATCTTTCCTTTCACAAGGGTGTCAATTACGTTGTTGAGTACCACCATATTTTTGAATGGTTCGGTTTCCGTAAAAAAGTTGGGCATCAACTTGTAACCGAAATGGGCAAAAACCCGCTGCAGCAGATAGTTGGCACGAATAAAGGGCGTGATGTAATAGCCTTCATCGAGGGTGATAGACACATTGTCCACATATTCTACTCTCTGCACGGAATTGTAAAAGTCGGACCCCGGAGCTGTTCCATCGGGATTGAAGAGCTTGGTCACGGAGGCATTCTGAATGTATTCTTCCTTGCCGAAGGCATTAAGGATTTTGTAGTTAAGACCTGTGGCCACTCCCGAATCGTCTTCAACCAATATAGGGAATATGGCAAATTTATCGTTACTGTTATCACGCAGCCTACGACAGAACTCAATACCTTCCCTAACGGAATTTACTCCCGGAATGAACTCGTCCTTAAATATATCCTTCAGCCTTACATTCTTTATTTTTGAATAAAAAGAACCATCGTTCAGGTAAAAAGCCGTGGAAATTTTCCCTTTGTTCGATGCACTCAGTACCACTTGCCGGCACTGTGCAAAGAACTCACCATCTTGAATGGTTACATCGATGGGGCGTATTTTCTGCATGCCTCCGAATGTTTCTGGAAAGGCAAGTATCCTGCGATTACGTGCCGAGGTCGGCAAATCGAGCGGAACTGTGCTTTCGCCATAATCGTTGAAGAACGGATTCGTGCGTTCTACTTCTATTTTCGTGTCAGGCGAGATGTTGTAAGGTTCGCCTGTAGAAAGATGTGTTATTTTCATATTTGTATGTTTTATTTTGAAGCAAGGCGTCTGACTTGACTGCGGAGCTTCTGTTGCGCATCGAATTCGTCAAGGGCTACATAAGAGTGAACACCATTATCTTTCAAGTACTTCAGTACTTCCAACAATTCCTTTTCATATTCGTTACCATGTCCGGGTGCCACTGCAGGCATTGACTGCGGTGCTGGTGTCGATGGGGTGATATATCCACCTGCAGCACGTCCTTGTGTCTGCTGAAGAAGATACTTATTCATATCTAAGGTTCGGATATTACCTGCCCGTTGTGCTTGGTCGATAATGTTCAGTACCGGAGCTACTGTCGGGTTCTCTACAGCAGCGTTAGAAGCTACCCACTCACGGCTACGCCCATATCCGCCTTCGCCTACAATGACAGTGGGCTTATCTATGAAGCCACGGCGATAAGGGTCGTAGTCAGCATGGAAGCGTTTTCCATCTTGCTCGCGCTCTACATCGATGCTTCCACCGCTTTCGAGACCTGTAACGACACGAGTTCCTGAAGTTGAAGAAGCTGCACCTGCACCGTTGAGCGACATACGCTTCACTTTCTGACGTTCAGCATTGGCGGCAGCGAGTTGCGCTGCACCTGTTACACCCATCAATGCAGCAGCGATTGGTCCGGCTATCGGTCCCAATTCACCGAGTGCTTTCATTATTGATACAGAAGTATCTGCAACTATCTGCGATGCTTTTATGGCGAAATTTATGTCGGCATATTTCTTTTGTATCTTCAGCTTATCGTTCGCCTTCTTTTTCTCCAGCTCTGTCGTATCCTTGCCGGCATTCCTTGCAGCTTCTATCTCTGCATCGTACTTTGCATCAACGTTGGCTTCTTCCGCTTTCATCAACTCCTGTACAGCACCACCTGCAAGATTGCTGTAATAGTCGAAAGCCTCCTTCATTCTGGCAATCTTGATATTCTTTACAGCTTCTTCGTATTCTTCTTGAGTTATTAATCCTTGTCTAAGATGTTCCTTCAGCTGTTCATCTTCTGCATTATAAAGTTCTTGCTGCGAAGCAAGACCGTATTGCTGACGTATCTGCAAACGATGTTCCTCGGCTTGTTTTTCGAGGTTGATAATGGCTTGCTTGTGTTGTTCTTCATTGAGAACGCCTTTTGCAAAGTCTTCATCAATCTTTTTGCGTCGGGCTGCCAGCTGGTCGGTGAATGTGTCAAGACCATATTCCTGACGTGCCCGTGCTCTCTCTTCTTCTATTTTTTTTGCATAGTCGGCAACGATAGCAGCCTTGGCTTTTTCGTAGGCTTCTGTAACTTCTTTCTGTCGTTCGCCATCCTCGATTGCCCTTTGAAGAGCTGCCTTGTAGTAGCCATCGAGGACGAGCAGCTTGGCATCGCATTCTTCCTGCAACGTCTTTGGTTTGGTTGGTGCGGTTTCCTGTATTTTCTCAAGCGCATCGTAATACTGCTTTTCAGCTTCGACATAAGCATTGTAGGCTGCTTGCTGCTGGTCGGCAACAGCCTTGTTTTGTTGTTCTTTGATAGCTTTCTTTTTGGCAGCATCTTTTATAACAAGGTTCTCTGACAGAGTCAAGTACGATTGCTCGATGGATAGGAGGTTATTTTGGTGCTCGATATTAAGAGCAGACACATAGGCATTGTATTGCTCCTGTGTGAGACGTTTCTGTGCAAGGGCTTCGTTGAGTGCATTGAGGTCTTCTTCGTATGACCGTTTGGCTTCTTCCAAGTCTTGCTGGCGGTCGTGCGAGAATTTACGAGAGGCTATATCGTCGGGATTAACTGTCTTTCCATGCTTTTGCTTATTCTTTTTACCCTTTTTCGTCTTCTTTCCCTTTCCTGATGGCGAAGAATATTCCAATGCTGCCTTTCGTTGCTCCAGCTCTGCTATTTGCCTGTCGATAGCTTTCAGCCCTTTTGTATCTCCCACTTTTATATCCAAACGCTTCTTTTTCAATATGTCTATATTTTTTGTGATAGCATCGATTTGAGCACCTACTGTTCCCACTTTCGATGTAGGAGAATTTTCGCTGGTAAACATTTTCTTGCCGAATTCTTTGCCTATGGCATCAATAGAAGCATCTACAGCTTTAATCTCTTCCCATGTCTTTTTTATTTGTTTTGACAAAGCTGATACATTGCCTGAATGCCCTATCGCTGCAAAGGAATAAGCCGGAGCAACTGCACCCTGTGATGTTTGCGGACGTCCGGCATTCTGCTGTGTAAATTGTGCTTGTTCTCGCTTGGCTTCCTCCTGGGCTTTTGTCTGCTGATTTTGTTTGATAATTAAAGCTGCTTTCTGTTGTCCCAATTTCCTTAGTTCTTCTTTGGAACCTTCAAGTAAAGCCTTTTCCTTGAGTGCATTTATATATCGTGTGAGAGCAGCAGTATTCTCATCATAAACCTTTCCTTCCCTTGATAGTTTTGCCGTATAATCGGGAACTATCTTCTGTAAAGCAGAAATTGCTGAACGACGTTCGTCAAGCGACAGAGTGTTGTCATGGATACGCCGTGTAAGCATTTCTATCTTGATGCGCTCTTCCTCAACCTTGCGGTTAGCTTCGTCATGAATATCGTTGAGTTTCTTCTGTGCAATAGTGGCAGCATCTGTACGCTTGCTGAACATCAACAATGCACCTACAACAAGTGTTATACTTCCAAGTACTGCTCCCCAAGGAGAAAGTTTGAGAACGGTGTTGAAAGCCTTTTGCAGGGCGATGGACGTTGTCATTGTCTTGTTGAGAACAGCATGGCGCAATACTGACAACTGAAGCATCGTATTCTCTACTGCAGCAGCTGCAGCCTTGAGTTTACTGACGGCAACGGCACGGAGACTCCACAAATAGGCAACTTTCTGCGCTGCAACATAGGATAGATAGGTTGCCGTAAGCAAGGCGACTACCTTGGTGAGTACCAGCAGTGTATCGCGATGCTTTACAAGATACTTGATTGCATTTATTGCGCCAATTTGTATCTGTCCATAAATATCGGTAAATTCTTCTTTTATTGGTATAAGGGCTTCGCCAAGTGAACGCTGTGCATTCTCCAAATCAACAGTGCGCTGTGCAGCACGGTCTGCTACAGAGATGTATGTTTCTCCTGCTTGAGCAAGATTTTTCTCTACGATAGTAGCTACAGCTTTCATAAAATTGCCCGTTTCCTTAGTCTGTTCTTTTATTTCAGCAGCAGAAAGACCGAGGTTGTCGAGTATCTGTGGGGATTGGCGTCCAAGACCTGTAACAATGGAATCTACCATGTAGTCGAGCGATTGCCCTGTCTGTTGGGCTTTCAATTGGGCGAAAGAAAGATATTTCCCGAGGTCTTCGAGGGGAATGCGGAAGTCTTTTGCCTTTACGGCAGCCTTCATCAATTCTATATCAGATACTGTGCCTTTTGTTGCATTGCGGAGCGTTTGAAGGTAATCTTCCGTACCTATCTTGTTAAAGGCGTGAACTATACCATCAGCTGTCTCTGCCAGCTCTATACCTTTTTCGATTGATGCAGAAAGCGTTCCTATCAAAGATTTACCCCATCCAACAGCTGTTTCTATTCCCTTTGCTGCAAGTTGTCCTAAAAAGAAGTTTTTAAAGCCATCGGAGCTGGTAATTTCCTTTAAACCCCTTGCATTCGTTTTTAACTCTGCCATTCGTGAGTTTACCGACCGAAGATTGTTTTCAAGCGCAGCATATTGTTGTGGATTCAGAGACTGAGACACATTGTCCAGTTCTTTCTGTAAGATTTTGGCTTGCTTCTTTAGCTGAGACATCGTCATGGCATTTATATCCAGCGAGCGTGTTTGTTCCTGAATACGAGAGCTCAAATCTCGAATCTGCCTGCCGGTATCCTTGTAAGAAGCAGCAAGGTTCTTGTACTGCTCAGTTTCTTTCTTTCCCGATGCTTCAAGTTTTATCATTTGCTGCAGTCGCTGCTTGTTCTCATTTCTGAGAGATGCTGACTGAACTTCGAGCTTATGAATTTCCTGTTGTGCCTTAGATGTCTTGACATCAACTGTATATTGGATTTGGTCTTCTGATAGATGCTTATTCGCCATACGTATTATGGATTAAGTGATTTTTCTAATTGTTCGTGAATAGTCTTCCTGACTTCATCGGTGAAGCCATAACGAAGTTGTGGGAATGTCTCGTGATATAGAACTCCCCATACCACACGGTTGTAAAGAGCAAGGTTTCTTCTTTTGAACTTGGATATGCGATCGTTTCTACGATATGCCATATCGAGAAAGCGGAGGTAAGGAAGAATGCGGACAAATATCGTATGCGAATCGCTGGTGATATTGCTCTCGAAAGAATGCTTCGAAAGTAGTGTGATAAGTCTTCGCGAGCGTAGCTGATAATTGCTGCGTACTACAGATTCTTGTGTGGCATAAATTTTCAAGAGACCCTTCTGCAGGGTCTCGTGAACAAACTTCTTGCGAATGAGACTTTCTGTTACCATACTTGCTATTTATATTGCAAATATAGTAACAGAGATTTACAGACTAAAGGACAAAGATTTTCCTATTTAACGAAATGTAATACTTATAATTGAAAGTTGTACATCATTCCTCGAGTAATTGATTTTCTATAGCTTTGAATAATTCGCATACTACTTGAGGAACCATAGCGTTACCGAGGGCTTTTATTGCTTCCTGCCTCCATCGGGTAAAAGGAATGGTAAGACGAGATACGTCAAAGGGAAGCCCATCATTTCCGAGACAAACAGGGGCGACAGTTGGGAAGAACCTCCACCAATCTTGTGGGCAATCTGTTCCGATAAATTGCTCTTTTCCGCTTTTGGCTTCCTGTGCGCCTTCAGATTGTCCATCGTCATCATTGCCCTTCTGCCATCGCTTGCCATCGGAGTTAGCAGCCAATCCATCTTGCTGAACAATTCCGGCAGACCTTTCTGTTTCGAATTCTCGCCTCGCTTTTTGAAATCCTGCGCACATGGCGTCGGTAAAATCCCGTGAAAGTTGATGTAATCCATCAGACCGTTCGGGCGTTGTTCGCCGTTTTTTCTGCTTCCCATTGTCCGACCGCCCCTCTCTTTCAACTCTTTGATGCGTTTGCTGTGCTGTATATCTACTGCAAGCGGAGTAGGTAGCAGCTCTTGAGGATAAAATTTCTGCCTCCCGTTCTCGCAGACCTTCAGCCCTTGCGTTACTGGAGTTGGAAGCATTCCTTTGGGCGATGAACCACACCCTGTCTCGTTGGTGGGGCGCGCCGATGGAACAAGCCGGAATAACAAACGGTTGCACGGAATATCCTTCACGCTCAAAATCTGAGCAGATAGTTTCGACAATGAATTGCTGTTCTTTTCTATATATGTTGTAGTCCTTTTCAAATAAAGAGGGCGTGCGACCCACTTTAACCGTTTCGCCGGGCTGTACCATTGTGAGGATTCCAGCAACATTTTCACCAATGACGAAAGATGGCTGTATTTCCCTGATAGCTCGTAGCATCTCTGACCAGAGATAACGGTCATCATTCGCTCCAAGTCGCTGACCTGCGAAACTGAAAGGCTGGCACGGGAATCCGCCTGTGAGGACATCGATTTCTCCTTGCCATTTTTTGAAATCTGTTGTCTTGATATTTTCATAACCGATAGAATTAGGATACCAATAATTTAGAATAGTGTTACAGAACTCGCTGATTTCGCAGTGAAAGACATTTTGCCAACCTAACCAAAAAGCTGCGAGTTCCGGTGCTCCAATACCACTGAAAAGTGATGCATGTTTGATAATTCTCTCCATTCATTTCCTTATTTGTTTGTCAATGGCAAAATTATATACTTATACTTTGTCTGTAAAGGACATCTCGTCTCACGACGAAATGTCCAGACAAACAAATATTCAAATAAATGAATATCATGATAGAAAAATTATCGTTCCCGAAAAAGCCATTTGAATTCCAATCCTTGTGAGCCACGACGATTGCAGAAATCGAAGCCTGCATCGCGGAGGGCAGAGAATACTTGTGTGGAATCTACTTTTGCCGACGGGTCGATGTCTTTGATAGCTTCGACCACTTCGGTAGTCGAAAAAAAATGGGTTGCATCTGCTGGCGTTGGTGCAGGGACATAAGTCTTCTGCAAGGCAGCTATATAGATACTGATGTCGGTTATCTGCTGTTCGGCGTTATTTTCCTTGTTGTTCATTTTGGTAAATATTTAATTAATAATTCAGTCCATCAACCTCTTCCGGACTTTGGGGACAAAGGGTGTTGAGCGTTCTCAAATCGTCCTTGAGAGCACGAATGGTCTGCAGCATTTTGAACGTGCCCGGGCGTGGTTCTCCTGTCGCTTCGACAAAGGTACCGTTGCAATCGGAAAAAATCTTGTTCTCTATATCTTCCAATGTTGCGAGATAATTGAGTATAAATCCACCGCCAACCATCTCGTTAAGTGCTGCGATAGTATCTTGACTGACAAAATTAAGCGTCTGATTCATTGGTCTGCTCATATATTGCCTCCTTCCTTTCTAAAAAAGATTGAAACTCTGTCAATGTGTTGATAATTCCTTCGAGATTCTGCGAATTATCTCTCCATTTATCCATCAGCGTACATTGCCGTGATGTGGCATCTCCGGATTCATGAATATCCTTGTAACGCTCATACATATACGACGCTTTATTGGCTTTTCGTTGTACTTTACTTCGTATAGACTTCAGTAGTCCAGGAAGTAAAGAAAAATCTCCCGTCGGGATAAAAAGCCCGGTTTCAGCCTTGTATCCATAGACGGAAGGGTCTTGTACAATCTTCATTTTTTACCTCCTTTCTTTTCAGACTTATTCACCCTATAAACCACGTATGCGGCACATAGGGCAGAAATGAAGGCAGTTATAGGCTGTTGCTCGACGCATACTGCTGTTGTGCATAAGCACAAAGTTACGAGATTGATACGAAGTACCAAACGACGGGTTACCGTGAATTCGCAGATACGGCTGTAGAACTCGCTTTTGCTATCGAGCCAACGGTTAATAGATTTGATTTTGCGCTGTATCGTAGCACGTACGTCGATAGGCTGCTGCACCTCGGCAGATTTATCGAAATGAATTGTTTGTTGCATATAGCACGATTGTTTTACCATTCCCGGAACTGCCGGGGCAGAGATACAGAAAAACGGCTGCACATCCCGCTGGTAAAACAATCGTGACTTCACCCGAGGGGTTATCAGAATGTACGAGATGGCAACCGCCTATATTTTAGTGGGCATAAAAAAAAGCCCAAGCAATGTGCTGAGCAATAACCGATGCCCTACGGCGTGATACTTCACGATTGTTTTACCGATGGCAAAGATATGAATATTCCCCGAAACCAGCAAGGATTTCGGGGAGTTTTTTTATTTTTCATCATACGCTTTGATTACATCGCATAATTCTTTCTCAAAATTAAAGATTTCGTTAAGGTCTGTAATCTCATGTTTTGTTTCTTTCTTATCCTTATCAAAGGTAGAGATATATTTTTTTGTCTTGCTGTTAAAATAGAGCCTGCAGATAGGTTTACGATTATTGTCATCAAGCAGTATTGCAAAATAAGATAAAGCATCGCGATATATTACTCTCGAGACATCTATTGTCTTACGCACTATAGCTTTGACTATGTTAAATCCATCAAGTTCTTCTTGTGTAGTCTCAATTCCATCATCGTTGGCAGATACTATATCTGCCTGCTCTGTATCAGCATTTGCAGTTATAGTTTCGGACGCTTCGCGTTGTTCTTCAGAACTGAGTGCAGTTTTCAGTCTTTTAGAAATGAGTTCGTTGATATAGCTCCCAATAGCCCTCTTAACAAGTTCTGAGAATTGTTCTTGTATTTTGGAAGTAATAATACCATCGTAGACTTTCTTTGTAAAATACTTCACTATATCTGGAGATGGGTTTACTATTTCTTCAGCAAATATCTTTTTAAGTTCGCTTGAATATTTGAGTTCACTTGCCGAACTAAGAATACTATCAATATCGAAATAAGATTTGTGAAATTTCTTGAGTTCTGCAAATTGATAATCTTTTAAATCGGTAATATCAATCTCCAAGAATGGCTTTTCGTCCATTATATTTTGGTCTTCGAGGTCTGTATAAAATAAATATCTTATTCCATTTGTTAGAAGTCCAAACTTAGCCTTAGAAGCCACAAAATATTTCTTTAATTGCGTGTCATGAAGCGATAAATCCTGCTTCCAATGCTTACACTCTATGAGAATAATAGGGCTGCCTTCTTTCATTATTGCGTAGTCTATCTTCTCCCCCTTCTTCTTAACCAAGTCGCAATCCATTTCAGGTATTACTTCCAAAGGGTTAAAAACATCGTAGCCCAGTGCATTGATAAAGGGCATAATAAAAGCATTTTTTGTGGCTTCTTCTGTGAGAATGCCACCTTTCAATTGCGCTATTTTATCCGCAAGTTGTTTAATAGAGTCCTTAAAGTCCATAGTTCTAAAGATTTAGTTTTTTGCAAAGGTACTAAATTTATTTTATCAACGCAAAAAAATATGCGCCACGCAAAAGCCCCTCGCATTTGCAAGGGGCTAAGGGTGCGCCTATAGGCGATAGGCGTCTTTCGTCATAAAGGTAAATGAGAACCTCGCCTAAATATTTTCTGCTGCACGGCGAATACGGTTTGACAAGTCAATAAGCGCACCGCGCATTTTTTCTGTTTCCTGTTCGTTGAAACCGCCAGTTCCTCCATTCCCATCTATACCGTCCATTTTGTGATAGAACCATGATGATGATTTTTCGAAGTAGGTATTGGCAAAATCGCGCCATGATACTGACATAAGAATGTCCTGTACTTTTTTTTTCATATCGGTAACTACTACCGGGCTTTTCATTATTGTCTCCATTTTATTTTAGATTTTATTTTTTTTTATTTTTCCTCTCCCCTTTTTGGGGAGAGGTTTTGTTTTACTCGTATGGTTGTCGAACCATTGCATCGAAGTAGCTTTGCAATTCAAACAAGAGCTTCGGATAACCATTTGGGTAAGAACGATTGTAATTTCTAATTCTCTCGATAAGCTCCCTTTCTTCGGGGGTAACTTTCATTGTTTCTTTTTTTTCTTTCATATTAATTTCATTTGTTTTTTATGACAATACAAAGGTACTATAAAAATTTGTACTATGCAAATATCTACTATGAAAATTTGTAGTAAAATATATTTTTTAACATTTGAAACCTTCACTGTCGCTGCAAACGGAGAAATCCTTGTTGCGAAAGAGTTCCGCCAAGCCTGAAATTTGTTTCAAACGGAGAAGCTCGTCGGCGTCCATTCCGATATTCTTCAATATCCATGCATCGGACATTCCAGCCTTTACAAGTTCGCTGACGATATTGCTCATCAGTTCTATGGAGTGAGAACCACGTGCCCTATTGTGGCGAATGGTAGATGCCATACGGTTGCTAATATCTTTTTCGATGGTTACAACAGGTAGGCAGCCTTGTTCTCTCTCGTAAATATCCTTGTGCATCTTCATAACGGTGTATCGATGGAAACCATCGACTATTTCGTATATGTCTTCTTCAGGAAGATAATAGCACACTATCGGCATGGTGTATCCATCTTCCTTTATTGACCGGTAAAGCAGTTCCATTTCGGGGGGCGCAACGGCATTCGGGTTATAGCTGTTGGCTCTTATCTTTTCGAGTGGTACTGACTTTACGTTGTAAACGGGGCTATTATCTGCTGTATTCATAATATTTTCTTATATTTTTCTATGATATTCTTTCGTCGGGCTATTTCGTTCTTGGTTTGTGAGAATCCCATATACTTGCACAGATGGTCGTTCTTCATAATGCAAATACACATTCTTTTATAGGTAGGTATCAGCTTGAAATCCTTGATGTCTATATCGTCGATATATGACATCTTAACAGGTAGCTTGTTCGTATTGTAGTTACTCTTGCTACCCACCTGAAAACTAACACCTGCTTGCCTTAAAGCATTGATAGTATCGGCATCGAGGACACCTCCCTTCTCCTGCCAAAATTTAATGGAAGTTTCGAGCTTTGCAAGATAGTTGAGCTTTGTATCTTCGGGTAGGGTAGAGAGGAGGAAGTACATGTAACTTTCCCATGTGTGCCCTTCAGGCAGCGTAATGGACTTCCACCCCATTGCCGTAGTTCCGCCATATATTCCTGTGAAATTAACACCATTGACACGGCTTACCAGTTTTCCCCACGTATGCGGTTCTATGACACGATAGAGCGCAAGTGTTTCCTGACCTTCCGACAGGAAAGGCGATGCGACACGCATTTGGTGAATGCCGACACCAGCCTGATAGAAGAGGTCGTAGAGGTGGTTGTACGGGAAATAGAACTTAGCATTGGCAATCCACACGTCTTCCGTATTCCAATCGAAAATAGGGTAAGCATTGTAGACATCCTTATATATTTTTCTCGTCCATTTAATACCTTTGTAGTTCTTGTAATTTCGGTCGGAATGAATGGCACGCCAGCGATTCAGGCTTTCTTGCGTACGGATACCGACAAGGATAGCTGTTTTGCCAGCCCTATTTCTTTCATGAAGCCAAAGCGAGAAACGCTCCTGAAATTCGTAATCCCACATTCTTTCGTTGTAGAAAGGAAAGTCGGCTACCGTGAAAGCTCCCTTTGGCATTTGACTGACCCATATGTCGCGTTTGGCTTCTTCCCACGGACGCCAATATGACTGTGTCATGCTGGTGCACGTGGTAACCTTGAATGGTACACATACCCTGTACACGTCGAGTATGTCGGTATTGGAAGCCAACATTTCGGATACGTACTTGGTAGTAAGTTCGTACTGTGCTTCGTAATCAAGATGCAATACTGAAATCTTACGCTTAAGTTTATTTTTCCGTATATACTGAATGCAGAGGTTCAGGAGCAGTCCGCTATCTTTCCCACCGGAGAAAGATACGGAGATGTTGTCGAACTCGTTAAACACTAACTCCAACCTTTGCAGACAGGCTTCGTATACATTCATAGTTTTTCCTTCAAAGTTTTAAGAGATAGAGATTTGAAGTACTCTACCATGTTCATTTTCTTTTCAAGACATTTGTTGAAAAGATTGTCTAAGCCGATATTGCCGTCAAGGTCCCAATATCGGCAGTCGGCAGTTTGCCCGACACGATAAGTACGGTGATTTGACTGCTCACGGACAGCGTAGTCCCAGTTCTTATCGAAGTATATCGTGTTCCGATAGTCCTGCAGGTTGAGTCCGAAGGCAGACTGATGGTAACTTAAGACCAATGCCTTGGGGAACTCTCGACGGCAAAATTCCTGACTCATAATAAAGTTGCAGAATATTATCGTTTTACTTTCGTCAATATCCTTGAAAAGATGCCTTAACGTTTTTATCTTATCTTCTGAACAACAATAAGAGTGCTGCATCTTCTGCGTCATCTCCAAAAAGATATTGTTGTTCTTATACATCAACATTTCGTCGTTGAGAAATATTTCCTTGATATTGTTGTAGGTTTCCAAGGAAGATTTGTCCACCTTATATTTTAAGGTGTTGTATATCTGCCTAACCTGCAGCTTCAAGTCGCATTCGTATATATAATGGCGAATGAGAGAATATAGGTAGTCTATGTTCTCGTATCCTGTAATGATTTCCCTTTTATACTGAAAGCGGTTGTTAAGTGTTTTTGTAACCTCCGTATACTTACAGAATGTATTCTTGAATTTTGTCAAGTCCATCTGCAATATGGCAGGGGAGAGAAATTCCATTTGCGCCCACAAGTCGAGCAGGTTCTTTGACAGGGGAGTACCGTTGAGTATGAGTTTATATTCTGCATACTTTGATATTTCCAGCAATCGCCTTGTGCGCTTTGCTGTCATGTTCTTTATCTTGATACTCTCGTCTACAATAACGAATGGCTTTCGAGCCTCTTTTATCTGCTGCAGTACATCCAGGTACTTTCTGTCGGAACTGCCTATGCTTTCTACTCCGACGAAGAGAGTGTTGCATTTGAAGTCGCTCCACTTGTTGACTTCGTCAATGACAGAAGCTACACCTGCAGGGCTTTTTATTGTTCGCAAAGGAGCGAACCAAACCACAAGGTCGAGCTCGGGCACACTGTTGACAAGCTCGCAGCTTACACGTGTCTTGCCTGTGCCTGCTTCCATGAAGAGAGCACCGACTTTCCATTGCTGGAGGTGTTCTTTTGCCTGCTGCTGATATTGGTAAAGGCTCATTTCCTCAATTCTTCTATAATGTTGTTTTCTTTCGGTGTTATTTTCTCGGGGACGTGTGTCTTTATCGTGTAAGACGGCAGCATGTTGCCATCTTCATTGAAATAGGCACATTTCTTTGAAGAGTACTGAAGGTCGGTTTTTTGTAAGAACCAAGCCTGAATCCAATAAGTATCAGACTTGTGCACTCCGTAGTCGGCTTTCACAACCTGACTTTTCGGAATGATAGCCGTAGAGCCATCGAAAGCCGTGGCTTTGTAAGCTTTATCGCTGATGGATACCAAACTCTTTAATCTTACAGAAAAACACTTTATCCTCATTTTATCCTCATTGTTGTTCTTTTTTAGATGTGGCATAATAGCCTTCCTTTGCCATATTGCAGATAAATTCTGCAGTATTTTTCGGAGTTTCCTTTTCTATTATATTATTGAGTTCTTCATCTATACCAACAGATATCCTCCTTACGATATTCCTCGTCTTAAACCGTGGAATACGTGCGTCATCAAGAATGACGTAGATTGTCTGCTCCGACCGCACACCAGTCAGCTTCATAATTTGTTTTATGGTGTGTTTTTGAAGACGGTAAAGTCGTTTTACCTCTTCCTTTTGTTCGTCCGTGATCAATGTCTTCATTTATTTTTATCTCTTTTTGTTAGGAATTCCGCTGCCTTGTTTAAGGTTGAAGCAAGTTTTCTTGTGTCTTCTACACCGTTCTCCAATTCCATTCTCCAGCGTGGAGGATTTTTGCGATAAAGATACAAATGCTTATTGTCTTCTGAATATTCAAAGCCGTAAACATTTTTAAACAACTTGCTTCCGTGATGCCTTGCGCCCCATTCTCCGAGTTTGCGCATAATTTGCGCTAAATCTGTCGGAGAAAGTTTCGGTGCGTCTTCCAACATGGTAACTTTTTGCGTTTCGTTAAAACGCCCGTCTTCGAAAACGATAACCACGCCGTTTTCGGTATCAGTAAGTACCCAGCTGTTGGGGTGGGTACTGCTTTGTTGTATTATGTTATTCATAAAAGTAATTCATATGTATGTCTGAAATTCTGTCGAGTATATAAGCATATTGCTTACCAAGAACTTTACTCTCTCTTAAATTTGTTGTCATAATATTTGCCCGTCATGCCGATAGCGCAGCGTTATATTTAGATATAATAAACTTCTTTTAATTGTTTGTCGGTGAATGAAAATTCGGGAAGTTCTCCGACCGTTATTTTGGTCATTCCGAACTGTTTATCGGTTAGTAATCGAACTTTATATTTATTTTCCAATTTTCCATTGAAGTTCTGAATGAACTCCAATGCGTCTTCTTTTGTATTGAAATGCTTGGCGTAATATTTCATCGCCTTAGCTTTTGTAACATAAGAATGCCCTGATAGCGTTTTTTCGTCTTTCTTTGTAACTACCTTGCCAGTAGTTGGGGTAAAGATTGCCCAGTGTACTTTGTAAGGAGAAAATTCTGAATGTTTTTTGATTGTTGCCATTGTTTTTTGTACAGTTTTTTCGGTGTGTCTCACCTTTTTTTATTAAAGTTTAAATAAGTCTCTGAAGTTTTTACCGTAAAGGTGTATTAAACGTGCGTTTGTTTGATGAGTCTTCCAGTCTTTAAAAGTTTCCTTATATTCATTTACCCAATGTTCATGATCCCAGAGGGGTTCTGCTGATACCATCTCTTCGTATCCAAAAGGAACTTCTCCAAAGATTTCAAAAGCTCTACAAATTCCATTCTCCCAATCAGTGTCGTACTTATAGTGACAACCACTGTCATCGAAGTCTCTTAAAATTTTTTCAACTTCTTCTTTTGATAAGTTTTCAAATCCAAAAAATCCTAACTGTTCCATATTCGTTGTTTTTTGTTATTGTTGTTTGTTTTATTATTACAATGCAAAGATACAACTTTTATTTGAATTATCAAAATAAAAGATGCTTTATTGTGATAAGAAAAATGTTAAATAATCTAAACGAAAAAATTTGCATAAAAAAAGCCGTAACAGTACAAGAACTGCTACGGCTACAAAGAACGAGCTGGAAAGAGGTTATTCTGCGGAAACGAAACCGTGGGAAATAAGGTCGGCAAGGAATGCTGCAGGGCTGTCGGTACTGACAAGATAGCCTTCGAGTTCCTGAAGGCGCAGTGCGAAGCGTTGCATATATTCCGCATCTGTACCTTTATTATCGAAACGACTGCCTGCATGAAGCTGTCGGAGGAACTCCTCCGGGCTACACGCAGCAATTCTATGGTTGTCTCCTTTTATCTTATAAATTTTCACTTGTGGCGGAATGCGGTGATGCTCTGCGACTAAATTGTGAGGGAGCCGGCTTTGTTCCTTTGCTGTTGCCATAATTTCGGCAAAGAGTTCTTTTGAGGAGATGGTCGGCTTTGGCTGACCATCTCTTGTTGTTATCTTTATTCTTCTCATACTGCTAATTTCTTTGTTCTTATATTCAAGTAAAGTTTTTCGCTTTCTGTAAGGAAAGGGATTTGCTGAAGTGTTGTACCTACGTTCACCTGTCCTTGCTTTGCAAAGGTAATCATTTTTGCGAGAAAATGTATCCAAGCAGACATTTTTGTGAAGTTGGTTGAACCTCCGTGCTGGCGGAACTCCACTGTGCGGTGGCGAGCGTAGGCTTCGAGGTTTACCTTATGGTAGCGGTTATGATGGAAGGCTGCGCGAAGGTCGCCTATGTTGCGTGCGCCTTTGATGGCAGTTTCGGCAATTGTAGAAAGTCCCTTGCAATAATGGTTGTTGCGCCGGCTGCTTGGTATAAAGTTATCAATGACACCTTCAAGTCGTTTGTAAGTAAGAATGAGGTTCTTCCAAGTCGAAAGGTCGAACTCTGCAGCGTTCATGTGTACATGAAGTCCGCAGGTGTCGTTTACCTTGGCATTGCAGAGGTCGAGCACCCAGCAAACCTTTTCGAGTTCTTCAAGTCCCTGTTCGCCATGCAGAATTGGGCTAACCAATTCGAATGTGTTGTTTCCGCAAAGGCTGCTGTCGGTAACCAATTTCCAATGGTCGGTGTGGTCGGTGTGGTTGTAGCCTTCTACCTGTACATTTATTCCTGCTGCGGTAAGCTCTCGTGCCAAGCGTTCTCGCGTGCAGTTGTAGGCTTCGATTTCCACTCCGAAATTGCGATTGAAAGCGTAGTCGATTGCTGGGGCGATTGTTGTTGCTGCTTGAGCTGCCGTGTTTGTCAAGCCTTGTATCATTCTTTTGTAGACGTTCTGCACAAATCCGTAGTTTCCGTTTGCCACGAGGTCGGCAACCTGTCGGCGTGTAAGTCCGAGTGTAAGAAGTTTCTGTATCTTGGAAGTCTTTGTTCCGTTTTCGTTTAGAATGCTTTGAATTTGCTCGTTCATAATCTTTGTTTTTTAAATTGTTCTTTATTTTTATTGTACTGCTAAGGTAACACTATAGATGGGAATGTGCAAGTACTACAGCGTTTATAATCAGCCGTTTAGCTTAGTTTATCTTCTACTAAAAACTGATACAAAAAGCCACCACTATCGCAGTGATGGCTCGCCTGAAAACAATTAATCTAACCTAACAAACGAAAAACGATGAAGAAATCAAACGTTTATTTTATTAATTGGTAGAATTTTGCGTATGTGAGTTTGGTGTGAGGATTGCGAGATATGATATCCATTCTGACCTCCTTGCAGCCATAGCGGAAGAAGAGGAATCGTTTGGGCATCCGGTGTACAAAAATATCGAGTGTATCGGTGGCGGTTACCGTACCTCGGAACAGCGAGTCGGAAACGCAACCGGAGAGCGACAGCCACGGGTCGCTCCACGAGAAGCACTTAAGTGTATCGGGAAGATACATTGTTATCGTATCGTGAAGATAGGGCTGCTTGGTAATGGGGACAACGATGTCTGCTGTGAGGGTAGTACCGACAGAAGAAGCCTGAGATATGCGACCTATCTTTATACCGACTTGCTTTGCTACCTTGGTCAAAGTATCTCCACTTTGTCGGAATTCTGATGCTTTCAGTGTAACGGCAGGTGCGGAAAGATGGCTTTTACCCGTGGAGGTTTCCGATATTTCCACCTTTCCATTATGAAGAAGAACGTTTTGGTTTTCCTTAAGACGGTCGCGGTCGGCTTTAGCCTTTAGATAGAGGTGTACCGATAGCGACAAGCTGCCCAGTAGTGCAGTAATTATACCTATTAGTATATAAGTGAGTGATATTTTTTTCATAAGTTTACTTTTTTATGTATTCGCCATTATCGTTGAAATCTTTCAGTCGCTTGATGAATGAAGTCGGCAAGATGGGATAAATAGCCTGCATGTTCTCAATGCAGGAAAAACATTCACGAACCAGCATGAATACGCAAATATAGGTACTTATCCATTGTGTTGCACCAACGACAGAACCTTGCACCGTGCTGTTTGCAAGAACGTTTGAGAGAATGAGAAGGCATATGTAAATGCCTATCTTCTTGCCGAATTTTCCGAAGAAGTACCCACTTGATGCGTCTTTGTGCAACAAGTGCTTCCATAAACTAAGTAAGGTGTCGATCACGATAGCTACAGCTATCCATTTTGCGAATTCCCAGTCTTGGTAGAAATACCGGGAGATGTCTGCCATTATGGAGAGGGGCAGGGAAACGATTGATATCATTGGTATTTTTTTCATTGTGTACGCATTTTTATTTCCGAACACAAAATTAATTTATTCCGTGTTCTTGACAAAGGACTTGTATTGCCGGTGTATTTGAAGCGAGTCGGGAGCTATGCAGGACAGCATAAGCGTCCAGCCTACCGAGTGGAGCTCCGAAGCCACGAAGGGTACGTATTCCGCCCGGGAAAGTTCGCCACGAGAAAACCATTCGATTTCTCCCCTGTCGGCATCGGCAAGCATGGCAGCATGCACTTTGGAGAGTAGCGCAAGTGTATTATCGGAAGCGAGCATATATTCGGCAGCATCGGCACGATTCGGCATTTTGCAGGCAACTGTAACCGCTATACGCTGGGTAAGCTCATAGGAATTGTGGCTGTTACCCGACATCGACATTTCACCATAATCTACGAAAAGGAATGAACCGATGCATTTGTCGATACGAGCCTGCAGTTCCTCGAAAGACTGTCCGTAAACGTAGTTCTCGATTTCGGGAACACGCGACGTTTGGGGAAGCTTTTCAAGTGAAGACAGAAGCTCGTTGTACCCAATGGTATTGCTTGTTCCGTTAGTGAACATGGCACGTACACCTTCCTTAAGCGGATATTGGGCAAAATATAGAAATTGTTCTTTTATCATATACTATTTATTTTCTTCCAAGTATGAAATAAATTTATCCACTTCATCACGTAATAGTTTCATCTTATCAATAAAGTTGGCAGTGTTGTCATCTTCGGTTTTATGCAAACGAACAGACCAGTTACAATCAGATACTTGTAAAAAAGTATTTCTGATTTTTTCTCCATGCCATGTTGTATTTCCGTCAAAACAAACAAGACTCCCCGTAGAAGGTGAATCTTCTTTGTTTAGCCATATTCTTCTATTATACATTGCTATAAAATTTTGTCAATTACATTAATGGGTAATCCAACCTCGTTGCTTATTTTCACTTTATCCCAACCAAAGCCATTCATGTCGCGAACGGCATCGATAGTTTTCTTGCGCAGCACCTTCAGGTAGGTTAGCAAGTTCATTTGTTCTATCTGTTGAGCATCTCCAAGTCCATCTTTTGAAAGGTCGTAGAGAGCATCGGAGGCATCGGTGGTGATAGGGCGTTCGGGCTTATGCTTGAATTTTGTCAGCAAAGAAAATGAAGTTTTGTTTAACAGATAATTGTTGAAAGCCTGAAAGTTGAAATAGATTGCTGTTAGCAATTCCAGTGGCAACGACGCAAATTCGGCTGCCAATGCGTGAGCACGCTCGGAATTATACACCTTTTCGGGGTAATAGAGTATGGCAGCAATAAGCGGAAGGGCTGTTTCGCCTTGTTCGATAAGCGAGCGAGCCTCTATGTATTGCAGTGCTGTGAGAGAACATGTCAGTGTGCCATAATCTTTCTTCACCTGATAACCTTGGTAAGTACGTTCTTTGATGCGAACGGAAGGTATGAGCTGGGCGTAGAAACAGAGGTCTACGACGTATTGATATTCCAAACGTCGCAGAACCCGGGCAATGGGAATATTCAAGCGGAATGGGTCTACACGTCGGCAAAGTTCGTACATTTCCTTATCCATGCCATCAAGAACCTCGTTATTGTTTGTGTAGTTGATTTGGAAAAGGAAGGTAAGCCGTTCGGAAATGGCTACAAGATTGGCTATTTGTTCCTCGGTGCGGAAACGGCGTTTATTCCACTTCATTATATCGCATAGATAGTTTATGCGTACCTCGCCTGCAGAAAGTTTTCCGGCTGCCATTGCCAGCAAGTCGGCAACGAGGCGAATGAACTGTTGTTCGGTCATACCTTCCCAACTATTGGATATACGGTGTATTTCGCCCTTGTGAACAAGTTCTATATCTTTCATGGCAACATTATTATTTTATCATCGGTGTCATTATACGCTGAATAAGAACTGACATCGGCAGTCGTATCGGTTGAAAGCAACGTGTCTACATTGAGCAGGAGCTGTTCTGCCTCTCGGTCGAGTCGGTCGCCTAATGATAGTGCTGCAACGATTTCATCTTTGCCCGAACGTGAAGCGTGGCTGTCATCGAAGAGGTTGCGTATAGTAGGTGGAAATTCCAATATATCAAAACGGCGCAGCGACTTGGCAATGGTCTTTTTTGCAAGGGCAAGCAATAAGGCTTGCTCGACACGAGCACAGTTGTTTTCGGTGAGTTTCTCGAAGTAAGCCGACAATTGCTCGTCTAATGTTTCTTTCTGTAGTGGAACCAAGCGAAAGAAGAAGAAGTACGACATATCGATAGGATATATTGTATCGAACACTTCTGCAGAACGAATTTGACACTTCTCCAACATCTTATTATAAGGTGCCTCTTTCCAAAGTTTTGAGGGTTCGCTTTCCGTATCAGTAGAAAGCAGCCCTACAAGCGTATCGATAGCATTGTAGTAATTTTCCATGTACGAACGACGCATCGCTTCTATTTCGTACTTATATACATCTACATCGTTTTTTCGACGGTTGATGCTGTCGAATACCAATTGCTGTGCCATAGTGAAATTAGCAATGGCAGTTCGCAAAGCATCTTTAATTTCCGAATCCTGCTGCAGCTTGAGAATAGTCTTGAACACCGAAGCGGTCAGAATGGTTTCCACACGCTTGCGAGCCGAATTCCCTGAAGGCTGCAAGTCCTGCAAGTCGATATTTGTCTCTACACCCGGTGCATAAGAGCTGAAAGTGGCGAGATTGCCGAATAGTTCTTGAAGTATTTTCATGCCTGTTGCTTGTTTAATCGTTCTTTAGGTGATATATCTTCCTGTCGCTGTGGCACTTCACGATAAAAGCCGACACGATACCCTTGTTTGTAAAGATTTGGAAAGTTCAGCTTCAGAGCTATATTGAAAGGCTCGGAGCAAATTTCGTCTTCGGGTGTGAGCGACATTATATAAATGAGATAATTATAATACGAATCCGAGCCCGACTTACTGATGACGCCGTCCTTACTCACTGCGGAAATAGATGCATCGAGTCCCACTGAAGACAACAAGGCTTCTTCGGTGCGTTTATCGTAAGAGATAAGAGCTTCGATGTATTCCTTATATTTAAGGTCAACAGTTTCTATTTTCCACTGCTGCTCGTTCCCGGAGTCCATGAACGATATGGAAGAATAAGCCTTGCCTTGGTTTTCTGCTCCACTGAGATAATCGCCTATCTTTCGCAGCTCCAAACGCATATATTCGACCAGCAGCGACTCACGGTATTCCGTGCCTATTTCTATACCATTATACTTTACTAAATCCTTTCCTTTGGATTTTCGCATTTTATTCTCCTCGCAGAGTTTGGTAAGCTGAGAACGTTTGCTGACCACCCATGCATTGGGAATGATGATGTGAATTTTGGCTGCAAGTGAATTGCGCAAGAAGGAATTGATGTAAGTAGCCGTACTATTGCTACCCAATATATAGGGGCGTGCACCTTGATGGGTTTCGTTTACACCATAGAATTCGTCAACTGATTTCTCGCGATGGTGCGATACGGCTGCATAGAGATAGTTGTCAATTTCTGACAAGGCAAACTTTGGATATATCTTATAACTACCAAGTCCGTAAGACCAACGACCTATAGCAACATGGTGGAAGTCGCTGTAATTTATCTGCTCGTAGGCAATATCCTGACGAGTGGTAGCAAGACGGCAGTGCTTGTTTTCGAGTGGTTCCATACCTGCAACAGGCATCATTCCCAAACGCTTCCCACGAGCAAAACGGAACTTGCAGAAGAAGTCTCCAAAGTAATAGAAGTTCTTGATATTGGTTTTGGCAAATTCCTGTGCAGTGCATTCCATACCTCTCTCCTGCCAAGTATTCAGCCATTCGTCCCATTCAGGCAGTGCTGTGTATTCACGTTTCATCTTGCCACCTTCCACCGTCTGCATGTAGGCGCATGGACCATTGCCATACAGCATCTTTATCTCTTTGCTGTATAGGCGAGGCAGCAGGCGGTTCTGTTTAATCTCTGTCGTTACTTCATCACAAAGGGCATTGTTTACACCACGCATACACACCTGATAGCCATTGACACTAAGCCACTGATGTTCGTGAATGTATTGCTTATTTCCCTGTGGCATAAGCAGTCCGGGGGTGTTGAATACTTGTTGTCCTTCTCCCAACTGAAAGGATAACACATTGCCGTCCATGATATAGTTGCCGACATTGCCGTGTAGTTCTATACTGTCATTCATAACCAATTTATCTTGTGAAGTTGATATCCATCTTGTGGAAAACCCATATACCTGATAAGGATACGATAACACATCTTCGGATTTCCGTCTTCATCCTCAAAAAGGAAATAGTTTTCCGAGTCCACTGAAAATTCGTCCTGCGGTAATTGCGTGCGATACTTGCAATGCTTCTTTACCACCAAAGTATCTCCAGCCATGCCCTGCGACCTTGAATAAGGAAAGAAACAGAGAGTGAATTCACCCTGCGGAAGTTTGCTTATCTCCCTCGCCCATTGCATTGCGTTGATGCCGTCTATTTCGATAGGTTTCTCCATCACTTGCGAAATTATTCAATTATTCTATTGCGACAAAGGACGTTAGCGGAGGTGTTCGTCATATTTCCACCTTTTCAAGAGGTTGCACCGCATTATCAAAAATCAGCGGTGCGTCCTGATTTACGTAATTTGTTCATTTTAATTTTTAATATTCAGAATATAATGTATTGATTTTCAACAAAGTAGCATTTTTACCTATGTAAATACCCCCCGTTATTGCCTTGTTTTGGACATTTTTTGTACTCGTTTTTGGACTTTATAGGGGCTTATATCGCTATATTTTCGGGTAAATCGTCCGGATAACTGCTCAATTCCTTTTTAATAATATCTGCATAAAGACCATATAAAAGGTAAATCATTGCACTTGGAAGCTGTGTTGTCAGCCCGGGACGACGTTTCAGCCCTTCTTTTTTCTCACTTGATTTATCAAGCTCGATTTTACCGTTCGTTTTCTTCAGCGGACTGATAAGAATTGCGCTGCAAAGGTTCGGACATTCGTTTTCATCGATACGCACTTTGGGGAGCAAAGGAAGTTTCTCGGCGAAGAGCAACTGACACAAGCGGAACTGCTGCCAGTGGTAGATGGTAGGAGCACCATCGTTGTAGAGAAAGACAGAAAATCCGTAACTTTCCAAAGCTGCCTTCATCGTCAGCGAGTCGGTTGTTATTTGCTCCAGCTCTTCCCTTGTTTTATTTCCGGCACGGTCGGGGTAAAGGTGAATAACCTTATTTACGGCGTCAGAACCAAAGAAAGAGTACACCTGCTGCGCGAGGTTCTGCTGGTCATCGGGAATATACGCCCAAAATTCCTTGATAATGTCGAAACGACTGCCGTATTCCTTTTTCTGTCCTACGATGAGCGACTGAAAATTGCCGGGGTCGTAACCTATATATAGAGGTTCGCGCTTATCGTAGTGGCGAAGGTAGCGTGCAGTGAGCGTGAAGTGGTCTTTGAGGTTCATCTTCAGTATTTGGTCGTAGATGTAGCTGTCTTTGAACTGATGTCGCTCGTGGTCGTAGCTGGTAAAGAACTTGTTGGTTACTTCTTTGTGGCGGATAGCACAAATAGCGGTGAGGAACTCGTCCATATCGAGAGTATCAAGCTGCGTCTTGAAGAACTTGGGACCGAGTATATCTTTATTACAGAACGAAGACGCTCGTATATAGTAGATGGCATTGCGTCGCATGTCAGCAATACGCGGTTTCCATCGGGCGATAAAGGCATTGAGTTTTTGGTTTTCCAAGCGTATTTTTTCTATTGTAACGGGATTTTTTGTGTTACGCAATTCTTGCTGCAGCATAAATTGCTTGTATAGTGTTTGGTTGATGGCAAGCGATACAGAAGCTATCTCCTCGATGAGCCTTGTATCCATCTTGTTTTCATAGTCCTCAAACCAATCATCTTCCCCAAGGTCTACACGCGCAGTATCGCTCACACCGGTAACACCTTCGTAGTAGGCTGACTTGCGAATTTCTGCAGAACCACCACGAAGTGAAGGGAACAGGCGTGATTTCAATTTTTCTCCACTGTTGTGTTTCATTTCCTCGACGAATGCGTGCACGGCATTTCGACCGGCAACACTCTCCGGCTGGTCGGAAGACACCAGCTGCAGATGTGCTCCGTTACGGAAAATAACCGAATGTTTTGCGTAAGCTATTGGGTAACGAGGCTGACGAAAATGTGAAGGTAGTTTTGCTTCACCGACAACGTAATCGATACCATACTCCAACATTGCCCTCTGTTTTCCGTTTACCATGACAGGGCGTGAGAACGATGCTTGGATATTGGGCCATACGTTTGTCATCAATGCCACGTATGTCTTGTGAACAAGGAATGACAACTCGCCCGGCATATCGTTTGTTACCCGTATAAGTCGTGGAACAATGACGCCTTCGGTCTTACCTGTTGCACGTGCCCACTCAGCATAAAGCATATTGGGGTCGATAATATTGGCAAGTAACTGCACTCGGTTCATATAATAGTGCTCGAAGTTGAGCAGGCTATTTTCATTTATCTGTTTTTCAGTCATTCGGAATTTCCTCCATTATTTCTGCCTCTTGAATATCGGCATCTCGTAGCAGGCGTTTTTTCTCTTTTGTTTCTATAGGCAGCGAATCAATAAGTGTAACATAGAAGCCTTCATTATGCTTTGCTGCAATTTCCTTTAGGTTCTTCTTTGAAAAGCCGAGCTCCTCCGGTGTCAATTCGGGCGTAATCAAGAACTGGACTCCCAAATCCCTGTCAGCTTCAGCAATTTCAGAAGCTCTGCGACGGCATTCCAATGCTGCATCATAGCAGTTTTTCATTCCTTTGTAATCGCCCGTAGAAGCACACAGTTTTGCAAGGTCTTCGTATTTGTTGGCAAAATTACTCTCCCATACTTTTATAGGTACGTTGCAATCAACCTGAAAGTAGTTGATTGCCTGATATATCCTCTCCATACAAGTGCGCTCTTCTATTTTGATACGCTGCTCGGCATTGATACGTATCCTTAGCTTTTGAGCTGCTCTTGTAATGTTACGTTCATATTCGAAAATCTCTGCAGACCACTGTAACTGCTGCAGGAATAATTTCACATCTTGTGGAATACCTTCACATTCTCCACCTGTCAAGAATGCGGATATAAGGTCGGGGTGAATGGAATCTAATTTCTCGATTTGACTTTTCATATACCAAATAAATTCATGCGCAGGTCTTTCTCTTCACGCTCATTCTTACGTTCTTCAAGCAGAGTGATGGCATCGATTTCTCCTTTCTCTGCTTTCTTGGCGAGTTCTGCGTCAATATTATATTCACCAAGCGCACGTCCTTGATGATAGGCTTCACAATAAGCATCGCCGGGAGTGCTTATGCGGTATAACAAGGCTTTGCGCTTGGCTTTTTTCATACCGAGCAGTATGCAGATACGTTCGGGCGTATAGCTCAACGCTCCGAACGTTCTCACTTGATTTACATACTCATCTGATAGTATTTCTTTGATTAGTTCTGACATAGAATAATCTTTTTGGTTTCATCTTCAGAAAGAAAAGACCCTTCTCTTTCCAGCAGTACCGGCTGCTGTGGAAACATCGCCATAAACCTGCGTACAGTTGCAGCTACATACTTCGGGTCTATCTCCATACCATAGCCAATGCGGTCTGTCTGCTGACAAGCCATGATGGTAGAACCTGAACCGGAAAACAAATCCACGACAATATCACCGTTCTTTGTACTGTTGGTTATCGGATATGCCATAAGGGCTATAGGCTTCATCGTAGGGTGCAGCCTGTTTGCTTTTGGCTTATCGAAATTCCATACCGTTGTCTGTTTCCTGTCAGCGTTCCAAAAATGCGCAGCACCTGTTTTCCACCCATACAGGCAAGGTTCATGCTTCCATTGAAAATCCTGCCTTCCCATAACGAATGTGTCTTTTACCCAAATACAACACTGGGCGATTTTGAAGCCTGCCTCTCGGATAGCGCGACGGAAATTCTCGCCTTCGGAGTCAGCATGAAAGACATAGAAAGAGCCACCGGGCTTTACAATGGAAAACATTACGTTGAAGACTGATTGCAGAAATCTAAGGAATAAATCATTTTCCATTGCGTCATTCTGAATAGTGAGCTTACTTTCTCCTCCACCTTCATAATTGACATTATACGGTGGGTCGGTAAGTATCATATCTGCCATTCTGCCATTCATCAGGGCAACAACATCTTTCTTTACACGGCAATCTCCGCACATCAACCTATTGTATCCCAATCGGAAGATGTCTCCCGGACGTGCAAAGATTTCTCCCTCGTCATCTTGTGGAGCAATATCAACAGCATCTTCCTGAATATCTGCCGTATCAGCATTGGAAGAGAACAGCTTTTCCCCTCCTATAGAGAAGTCTGTCTGCTTTACCTCGTATCCGAGATTGAACTTAGCAAGTTCATCTCCATTGATATTGTATTTCGTGAAAAGCAGCGTGTCCGGATTCTTTTCGGCAAACTCGGAATTATAGGCAGCTATTTCCTCCACTGCCTCACGCTTGTTGGAAGCCTGTATTTCCTCGTATGGAATTTCGGGAATATGGAATCCGTATGAGCGAAGCCTGAGCAAAGCCTTCCGACGCTGGTGGGCATCAATAATCCACAGCTTGCCGTCAGTGTCTTTCCACACCTTGAATGAATACTTGAAGCCACGTGTGATGATAAGCATCTGCAACTTCGATAATTTGTCTTCGTCAGGCTTTTTAAAGTCTTCCTGAAGTTCGATAAAAGAGTCCAGCGGGGCAGTAGGAAGTTTGCCCAAATTAAAAACTTTTATACTATTTTCCATTGTTGTTATTTGTTTTGTTGCTCAAGAACCATCTTGAATAGTTTTTCGCGCTCCCGATGCCGTTCGAGGTTCTTGAGGTCATCAGAACGGCGGTTCTTACGGTCTTCGCGCTTCAGATAAGATCGGTAACGCTTGATGTTGTCGAGCACGTTCTTGTGCTGGCGCAGGAACTCGGCAGGGTCGGATTTGAGCAGTTTCATAAGTTCTGCTATCTCCGAGCGTCCGAAGAGCAGCGGGTGTTTACAGAGAAATTTGCCCGTGTCATTGAACGATTGCAGCTCGGCGAATGCCTGAAGATTACGAATGCGCGTTTCTGCCATATCAGCTACTGCCTGCGCATTACGTTCTTTCTCCAGCAGTTCGTCGAGCTGCTTCATCTTGCGCCATGTGTTGATGCGGTCGTTGTAGAGAACCGTTGCCATTTGCACATCGGCATCATCAAGGTTTTCCCAGTCTATTTTGGGGTACTCTTCTTCTTTTTTTTTGGAGCAGCAGGCTTTTTAGGTTGATTGCCTTTTCCTTCTTCGGAAGAGTTATCCACAGAGTTATCCACATTATTGGTTTCTGCACCGGTGTCTTCTGCCGGAGTACCATTACCTTCGCCATCTGTCGGAGTACTGTTACCCTCGTCATCTGTCAGAGCACCGTTACCCTCGTCATCTGTCGGAGTACCGTTACCCTCGTCATCTGTCGGAGTACCATTACCTTCGTCATCTGTCGGAGTACTGTTACCCTCGTCATCTGTCGGAGTACCGTTACCCTCGTCATCTGTCGGAGTACCGCTGACTTTTCCATCTGCTGTATGTTCGTTATCAGCTTCTTTTGCTGCAAAGAACTCGCGACGATTTCGTACGATTTCATCGTGTTCACAAACATCGAGTAATGCAAACAGAATATCTTCTGAATTCTTCTCGGGTGCATGGTCAAATCGCACAAAGTCGGTGCTTTGCGGATTCTTCTCGTGCAGCAATGCGAGGTCAGCTTCTACAGCAAGTGGATTAACAAGCTGGTTGAAGTGAACTAATTTTTCTCTTGTTGAATACATAGTGTCTAAATTTGAAGTTAAGAGAGCAGAAACAACATCTATCTTTCTGCTCTCTGTACTATTTTATACTTCTGTGCGAGATACTTCGACAAGTGTCGTTGTATCAAGAACACGAAGCGTGATGGAAGCTCCTTCTTTTGCCGTCCAAGTAGCACCGTCTTCAAGAACGAATGTCGATCCGTCAGCAATGGTAGCAGGTTTGTCAGTACCGGCACCAACAAGTGTAATGTACCGCCCCTTATCCGACTTACTAAGTCCCGATACGCTTGCAATAGCTGCTGCACCAGTTGTCCCGTTGGCAATTTTGTAGGTGTTAGCATTTGCCTTTATGGTAATTGTTGTAGATCCGGCAGCCACTTCACCGGCTGCCACTACGGCTGGATTACCTGTATAGAGGAGTGGAAGGTCTACAGAATTGCGCTTAAAGGTAAAGGTAGCGTAACGACCATCCTTATCGTCTTTTGCCTCTGTATTGGCAAGGATAATAGGACGCTCCAACTCTCCGAGAATATACCATTCCTTCTCCTTAACATGTTTGAAAATGAGAATAAATTTTCCTCCGCTATATTCCTCTATAAAATTGTACAAAGGAACTCGAGAACCACCCATGGTTATAACAAAGTTATTTTCACCCGAAGTTGTAATATCGCCTTTTTCCGTAGTAGCTGTCATCGTAGGAATATCATGTGCCTCGAAATAGTGTGGAACCTCTCCGGGCTTCAACGGTATGGGTGGTACTTCACGTTGTGCATTTGGTTGTGGAAATGGTTTTGTACGGTCGATTTGGTCAAGTGCCACAAGATATACAATGTATGAAATGGCAGATCCATGAGTATCGCGGTCCGACACATCGTCTATATTACCTATTACGCCCATAGAGGCGAAAGATACTACAGAACCTGTGAAACCGAATAATGAATGGTCGAGTAATGCTGCAAGAAGCATTACTACACCAAATACTGCAAATGTTACCATGAACATTCTGCGAGCTTGACAATTGGCATAATTGTAACCCTTTGTAGGATTATATGCACGGCATTTCTTCTGGATTTTTGTTCTTATCATTTCTTTCTTAAATTTTGCGGGAAGCCGCCGAGCGACTCCCCGCGGTAAAACAACATCTATATACTATAAAAATGGAGTTCTAATTAGCGACCACCCGGCACGTTAGGCTGGAGTTCCTTGTTAATGGTGCGCTTACCACCTACGCAGCGTTCCAACTCACGGAAATTTCCATCGTTGCCAAGAATAACCATAATGTAGTCGCCTACCTCTGAAGCAGTAAATGCTGCAGTGATATTAGCAAATTTACCACTCTTAGCAATCTTTGGAAGGTGCGTCTTATTGCCACACTCGATACAGTAAGCTACACCATCCTTTGCATTCTCAATATCGGTGTAGGTATCCTGTGTAGTGGTACTGCCGGTAACTTGCCAGAAGCCCTTATTAGCATCTACCTTATCAGTGATGGTTGCTGCAAACAGATTGATGAAAATCTGCTGCCACTCGTAGTTATTATCGTCCATGGCTTTCTTCGTATCGAAACGACGACCGGTGAACGATGCTGAACAACCTTCCTTCCAAGTACTCCATGCGCGAACCTGCTCCATCTGCTCCTGCATCTTCATTGAGAGCATTTCGCCCGGAACGAACTCAAGGAACTGAATGTTGCCCGGTTGATGCAGCATCATGAATGGAAGCTGACCGAGGTAAGGCAGCCAAATAATGCGAACAGTACTGTCAGGTACGACGTTGAGTGCTCCCATTGGACCTGAGAAGTCTGTATCCTTGCCATAAGTGGCACGTACATTTTTAATCCACCAAGCCTGATGGTTCTTGTTCAAATAGATACAATGCTGGTCAATGTCCATATCTTCCGTAACAGAAGCACGTACGTCAGCAACGAATTCCTGTACTGCAGCAAGCATTGTAGCCTGAGCATATGAACGATATACATCGCTTGCATGTGGCTTGATGTCATACTGATGTACATAACGCAGCAGCGTATAAAGAATACCGGTACCGGCATTGTTGTAGCTACCAGCTACGCCCTGCTCCGGCTTAACATAGATACCACGCATACGACGTTTGTTCTGCTCCACCTGTGCAGTAATGAGTGTATTGAGCAACTGATACTCTATCATTGTCCACTTGATAGGATCAGAACCTTCCTTGTTGAGATAGCCGATATACTTGCGTTCGAGTTCCTTCATTGGTCCCCATTCCATTTTAATCATGGCATCATCGACGTAGCCCATGTGGTTCTCTATCTTCATTCCACCCTTGAATACTTCTCCAGACTGATAAGCCTGAGAAACTTCGTCAAAGAATGTGTTGAAGACGAGGGCACGGTCTTGATAGCCATAAGCAACAGGGAAGAACTGCGTCATATCACGTACTTGAAGTACACGAGCAATGAGGGCATCCTGACGCAGGATGACAAACTGGTCTCCTACACCGGCTTTTTCTACACCTTCATAATTGGTGGAATACTTACCTGCAGCAAGAGCAGCAGCATCAAGCAGCTTGTTTTCTTGAAGATACTGGTAGCGGTTCTTGAGCGACTTGGCATACTGGCAAGCTGCCTTATGAAAGGCTACACCGTCTGTCTGCTCGTCTACTTCCGGCAAAGCTGCAACAGCACGAGGATTTGCAGCAATCTTGTTCCAACGTTCCTTCATAGAGAACATCGGATGCTCTATTCCAAACAAATACGTTGGAGTATTACTGAAACCATTGATACTGACAGGAGCTGAATTTACAGTATGCTCAGGGACATCGGGAGTAGCTTTTTTAGCTAACGCATTGAAATCTGCACGAAGTCCGTTGATGCCCTCGATAATGCTTTCAACAGAGGCATTTGTCTGCTGAGCAGGTTGTGTGCCCTCTTCGTTATTTACTGTAGATGCAGGGGAAGAACCATCAAGCACTTCCTGAATGGCATTGAGAGTCTTTTGGAACTCGACTTTCTGCTCTTCCGTCTTCTTGGCAGCTTGCTCTGCTGCAAGGTCATCGTTAAGTGTAACCTGATACTTCTTTGAGTATTCAGCTACCAAAGAATTGAACTCCTCATTGGAGAGAGTTTTGTCATCAAACTTCTGCTTAAGGTTCAGAAGTTCAAGAACACTTGTAAGTTTTTCTTTGAAATTCATAAAACTAAAATAAATTAAACATTATATATTATATATGGCAGTTTTAAATTTTTTTGTATCTGCATACTCGTTTCCCATCGTGACAGCTTCTGAAATGGCTTCAACCATTGTTCTGCTGCCGTCAGCAAGACCGATTTCCATAGCCTGCGGAGTGAAGAATATTTCTCCACGCAGTACCGGTGCATCGTTAGGTAGGTCTGTGAGCTTGCTCCGCCGGGAACGTACTGCAGAGAGAAATTGTTCATTCATAGGATTGAGTACGTCATTGACGTATTTCTCGTCTTTGCCGTTATACAAATCTTCGAAGGTTTTATTCTTCAAGTCAGAGTTGGTTGCTTTCGCTGTTATATGCTTGATACCGAGTTTCTCGTAATATCCCTCGAAATTGTAAAAGCTGCATATGGTACCGATACAACCCACGTAATCATTGGCTGTACGGGCATATATACGTTGCCCATGACAGCCTATGTAGTATCCTGCAGAACAACACATGTGTTCATAATATGTGAGAATAGGTTTTTCACAGTTCCGCAGTGTTTCACTGAGTCGGTCAAGATACCACGCTTCGCCACCCGGAGAATTCACATGCAGGAAGTGACAGGTAATCTGTGGATTGGATTCTGCTGCCTGAAGGTCTGCTTCGAGCTGCTTGGAAGAAAAATACCAATAACTGTCAGCCATGACAGTACCCCAAACACGATGGTAGGCGATGCTGCCTGCAGGAAGTTCTTCATCGTCGAACTCATCTGTGAGCGTTACGGTAGGAATGTCGTTTTCCTGTGCCAGCATCTTCTGCAGTTCCTGAAGGGCTGTATGAGTCTCGAATTGATACCATGTATGGTCTTTCAGATAAGCAGCTACTTCAGCAGGTGAGAAACCGAAAGCTCCCTTCGGATTCGATTTGTCGTCTATCTTACCATTGAGCGGAAAGGCTGCAAGCATAGCCTGACGATAACCGTCAACGGTCATAAATAAGGGATACCCTGAAATTAAAAGGTTTTGTAATTCGTCCATCAAATTCTATTTTTGATGCGAATTTACTATATAATAAGGTGTATGCAAAAGACCTACAACAACGGGTCTTTAAGCATTTTGCACTTAATAACGAGGTTGGCAGAGTTCAGATTTGAGAATATTTGAACTCGTGCAGGTATATCCGGTGTGCCTATCTCATGATATCTACCGTCGGAAGTCTTTATCTTCACTATGGCTTTACGTTCTATAGAAAAGAACCGTCGCATCTCTCTCTTAGGTACTTCTATAACGAGTGTTTTGTCGCAATTCCAATAATTTCCTGATTCGCTGTCAGAAAGTTGAGGAATGTACGAGAAAGAATCCGCTATGAATTCATATACTTTAGTTTGGTTGTCTACACCCGAATCCATCGGGGTTACTTGTATGAAATTTGAAAATTCTATCATAATTTATTTTTTTAATTGACAAAAACGATAGTTCGGTATGTGTTAAATGATATTAAACAGATATTCTTTTGTTATATTTTCTCTTCTTTTTCGGGTGCAAGAGGTTACGGAAGCGATAGAAGTTCTTCAATAACGCATCAGAAGATATTGAAAATAAGCGATAAGTACGAATGAACTCAAAGATAACTTCACTATTATTGCGCTGTCTCCCAAATTCTTCATTCTCCAGTAAAACAGAGTGAAGTTCAAAATTGAACATTCTGCGAATTTGCTTTTCTATCTCCTTTGCTGCAGAAGGAGATAAGTAATTATAATACGCCGGGTCTTTCCACGCAACACCATCACCACCTTTCCTGCATGGAAGAAGAATGCGAAGATTGCCGTCGGTATTATCAGGTTGATTAGAACGTTGCCTTGACATATTTTCCCAAACACAGTGATAGAGGTCAGAAGTAGGTGGTATTTTTACCGTACCACTTTTTCTATCCACACCGTATTTTCCGATAATGTACTCTGCAAGATAAGCTTCAATCTTGATAGTAGCAATTTTTTTTAAGGCTCTTTTTTCTTTGTGCATTCTATTTTTCAATTTTTGGCGTCCTACCGTCCTACAATCCTACAAATTTTGTAACGATTTATGCAAAGGTACTTAAAATCAATTGATTACAAAAATTATTTCACTCATTTTTTTACTTATTTCACTCAAAATTAGCGACCTATACCGTCCTACAAAGCTCTAAAAACATAAATTTGTAGGACGACATCACTAAAAAGCTGTTTCCTACAGAAAAAAGCCATTTCCTACATCGTCCTACAATCCTACACTATTTCCTACATATCTATTTTCTTTAATATATAACTATAATTCTTTGATATATAAATAGTTACAATAAATACCGTTTGAAAATAGAATTAAATTTGTAGGATTGTAGGATTGTAGGAAGCTGTTTTCTGAAAAATATTTTTCAAAAGCTGTGTTTTCCTTGTTTCATTGAAAATTTAGGGGGTTCGGGGGAATTTGCGCTTTTTTCGTTGGGATAGAATATGAAATGAGCCGTACCTATCTTCGCAGACTGGCACGGCTCTCGTCTAATAAAAAAAACAACATTTTTGGAGAAAATAATATCCTTTTTTATTTGGTAAAATCACTTTTTTTTCGTACCTTTACATCATTAAATTGGGGGCATATATACTCTAAAAGAGTAATTAGAGATTCTTATTTTTATCACCCAATTTGATTATAAACACCTCCTTTTATAAAACATATCCAGTGCGTATTGGCACGCTTTCCTGATATATGTCCAAAAATCGGCTTAATTGGTGTGAGGTTTAGAACCTCAGAAACTTTTATGTCTGTCTCATTCCATTTGAAGATCAGGAATCCATCTCGTTTGAGGACACGGAAACACTCTTTGAATCCAGCTGATAGGACTTCCTTCCAATCGCAGCCTAAATGTCCGTACTTTGTCATTTGCCAACCCTTCAACTTTTTAGAACTCCCTGTGTATTTCAGGTGCGGAGGGTCGAATACCACCATGGAGAAACTCTCGTCAGGATAAGGCATGTTAGTGAAGTCCGCTTGAATATCGGGCTTTATCTCGAAATGCCTTCCATCACATAGCGTAGTTTCAAGACTTCTTATATCTTGAAATAAGACACGGTCATCATTCTTGTCGAAATAGAACATCTTACCACCACAGCAGGCGTCAAGAATGATTGCTTTATCTTTATTCATACTTTATTATTTTTATCATAAAAATCAATAGTTTTGAAAATTTCAAATACCACTTGTGGCACCCACGCATTTCCTAAGGCTTCGATGCTTTTGCTTCGCCATTTTGCGAGAGAAAGGGTAAGGTCAGCCACTTTAAAGGGTAGCCCATCATCTCTGTTACATACAGGGGATTGAGTCGGGAAGTCCCGCCACCAACTTTGTGGGCAATCTGCTCTGCCAAATTGGCTTTCGGCTTGTTGTGTCGCTTCAGAGTATCCATCGTCATACCTGAGCGCATTCCATCCTTTGCCATTGGTGTTAAAAGAAGTCCTGAACATGCCCTTGCCGTCAGTCCTTTCCCCATTTGACTGTTCGCATTGTATTTTGTTGTCCACTTTGTGCCCTCCGAAGCATTGGGTGTTGGAAGAAGTTGCATCTTTGCAGCCTTTGCCAATGTTGGTCGTTCTGTTGCATTTTTGCTCAAAGATTTGTTTATCCTTCCTGTTCCTTTGTCTATTGTTGTTGGTGTTGGCAGCAAAAAAAGATTGAGAAACTCCGTTTTTCCCTCCTTGTTGCAAATCTTCAGCCCCTGTGTCTGTACGGTGGGCAACAATCCATACCCTATCTCTTCTGTGGGGTGCTCCGACGGCACAAGCCGGAATAACAAACGGTTGGACGGAATAACCTGTTCGCTCAAGGTCTTCACAGATGACTTCAATTGTGAATTTCTGTTCCTTTCGATATATGAAATTCTCGTCGAACAAATCGTCTGTACGTCCCATCTTAGTCTCTTTGCTGGGCTGTACCATTGAGAGGATTCCATTAACGTTTTCACCAACAACCCAAGTGGGCTGAATTTGCCGTATAGCTCGTAGCATTTCACCCCAGAGGTAGCGGTTATCTTCCGCTCCATTTCGTTTTCCTGCAACACTGAATGGTTGACAAGGGAACCCTCCTGTGAGCACATCGATGTGTCCTCTCCATTCCGAAAAATCTGTTTTTGTAATGTCTTCATAAGAAATACTGTTTGGAAACCAATACTCTAAAACTTTCCGCTGAAACTCTTGTATTTCGCAATGAAATACATTAGTCCACCCCAACCACGAGGCAGCGAGTTCTGCTCCACCGATACCAGAAAAGAGTGATGCGTGAGTATATGTCATATTCTTTTTTTTAGTATCTGAATTCAGTAAAATGAATAATTGCCATTGGCTTTTTTACATCAGCCAAGCGGAACCAGTGATACCAGTCTGAAAAAGATAGACCATCGTTATTTGCCAAATCTCTTAAATCAACCAACTGGCAACTATCTACTTTTGCAGGACGCATAAAATCGAATATTTCCAATTGCTGTACGCCTATGCCATTCTCGGCAGTAAGCCGTGCGACTTCCACCTGTTTACTGCGATAAGGTTTCCCCGTCCATTGGCGGACGGATAGCACGGCACGTCCCTCCTGCGCTTCCTTGATGCGTTTCTCCCATAGTGGGTGATTCACCCGTATAGTGTGTATCTTCTCACCGTTTAGGAACTTTTCTTTGAAGTTCGTTTCTTCCCCTGCTCGCTTGTGCGTTGTAAGGAAATGTTTTGATATTGTGATTACGTATGTTTTCATATTATTTCCCTGCTCATTGTTTTTTTATATATTGTTATTATCTGTCTGTTTTAAAAAGGTTCATCACTATCTTGCATAGGAGGGAAAGGGAAAGCCTGTTCTGTAGGTGTGCTTGGAGTTGCAGGAGGCGTTTCCTGTCCCTTTGCAGGAGCAGCTTCTTCGGTAAATGTTCTGCGGAAATCGATGTTGTACAATTCCGTAAATTTATCGTAGTCAATGATTATAGCACTGGTAGATGTGCTTCTCGGCTTTCGTACCTTCACAACTGTTTCCTGGTCATCGTTCCTCGGCACTTCGATCGTCTCTTCCCAAGTGAAGCGACGAGATGGAACTGTGCCAATGTAAGAGGGGTGACTTCGTAGGTTCTGCTCCAGAGTAGACAGCGTACTACCTTCTGTGTTGTATCCTCCACGGTCGAAGATGGCGAAAATGGCACTCAAGCGTAAGAACAGAATGTTGGTACCTGGCTCGAAGGTGAAGGTATGTTTGTCGCCACGAGAGTCTTTACCTGTAACATTTTTCGGCTGCTCGATGAGAAACTCGCGACCTTCAACAACTTGCTTTGTGTCTATCATGTTGTTTACAGCTGTAAAGAACATGGCCAGCTTATCGGTGCTGCGGATAAGTGATAACTGAAATCTTATCTTCTCCTGTGCTATCTTGAAAAAATCGGCATAAGAAAAAGGAAGCTGCAGGTTGGAATATTGCTCGATGAGCTTCACTGTTCCCAAGAATAAGGAAGCTGTCTTCATCAGGCGATCCATTTCGCCGGAGTTTATAACGTCTTGCTTCAACTCATTGTATGCCTCCTGCTTTAAATGCCTGAAGTGGTCCATAAACATAGGGCGCAACTCCAATATCTGCAGCAGAACATTTGATAAGCCTACTTTGTTCGGGTCTTCTATGTTCTTGAGTTCTTCAAAGATATGCACCTCCTCTGGCGTTCTGTTCCGAGGCTTCGGAACTTCGCATACGATGACACGGCTCATCAAAGCATTATCATCGCGCTGTGGCGTTTCCTGACCACATATAATGACGGGGGCGAACACTTTGTCGTTTTCGATTTCCCTTCCTGATGTACCTCTTCGCTTCTGCTTGCCATCACCGTCGTAAACGATACCTTTCAATGCTTGAAATTTCGTATCGCTGATGTCCTTGTTGTTATACTCATCGAGCACAACCGGCACGTCCTTAAATGTTCCCATGATGGTGGACATCGCTGCATCTGTACCCGTATTCAAGTTGAATATCGGAATATTGGGAGAAATAAACAAAGAGCGAATAGAAATAGCTATCTGTGTTTTACCCGATGACATCGGACCCATGAAGAACGGAGCCGTGAACAAACGGTCGATGCAGTGTATATTGCTTCGGAAAGCACACATAATGGCAAAGATGATAGCCCACTTTCCGTTATCGTTGATTTTGTAAACTTGGTTCATCAAGGAAGCCCATTTCTCAAATGAGACTCTTTTGTCTGCAGGTACTTCCTTGTAAACCAGCTGGCTTATGAGTTCGTATTTATCTGATTGTTTTCCGCTGCCTGCGTAAATTGTTGAGAAAGCAGGCAGGTAGTAGTTCTTCTTGTTATGGGTAACGACACCCAGTTCATTGACCGGGTCAAATCTCCACTGTTCGTCTACGTTGTGAAAGATGCCATTCGCAAAGGAGAAGAATTGTTCATCTGTTTTCCTGCTCATACCCTCGCTTTGTTGATTTCCGTAAGTCTTAACCTCCGAGCACATAACGAAATGGCGACTCATATATGTCTTGATGGCTTTCCATTGCCATTCTTCACCGTTGAAGTTTACGGCTTCGTAGTTGATAAGCACCTCCTCTATTGATGACATTTTCAGCATTGCCTTTGAGGGTATCTCTATGTAAATGGGAGTGTCGTAGTAGCGGCGGTTGATACGCAGAACGCGTTTGTTCTGCTCGAAATCATCAGAGAAGATATGCAGCAATGGTGTCATGAAGAAGTCGGCAACTTGTGTCATGCCGTTTCCGTTCTTGTTTCGGAACATGTAGCATACAGGTTCACTCTTTTTATTAAGTCGAGGATAATAGTTGCATTCTCTCCACATTTTGCGGTACTCCTCATTATCCTTAACATAGTCGGGAGGTTCGTTTACGTCAAATTCCTCGTCAGCGAGATTGTCGTTCAGTTGGTTTACTTTCAGCGTAGATTTACGCTTCTGGACGAAAGGCTTTCGGATTTCATCGAAATCTCCCTTGCTGAGCTGCAGGGCAGAACAGTAGTCTTTGCGCTTTATAGTAACAATGCTCTCCTCGACATAAGAAGTAAGCTCGACACATCTTTTTATAAGTGGTGCTTTATCACCAAAATAATCTTTTAAGAAAGGTGCATGCAGTGCAATATAATAATCTACAAAAGAACCTGTCGAGTCGTTATGAGTAATTTGAATATTGATTCCTGAACGGTACATCTCTGACAACGTATGCAGGTAATCATTCTCTTCTCCATTTGCATTAATGCTGCAGCCTGTCTCAGAAGATATAAAGTAACAGTACACACGGCGGAGTTCTTGAATATCATTGCTCGACGGACGACCTGCCACATACACGATAGGTTCTTCGCCATATTGGTCGAGGAAATCCTGCATCACTGATGTCAGGATAGCAGGACTGTCTTTCTTGATGTTTTCTTTCAGTGAATCAATACCGAAGATACCAGCCTGCATGTTTGATTTTGGCAAGGTTTCTTTTATCTTCAGACGGAGATTCCTGATAGTATCCTCGATGATACTTATTTTGGTTTTGAACTCCTTGGCCACAGATTTCATGTACTCAAGGCGAAGAGCTGCGTCCTGAACACAAGCAATGAGTGAACATATTGTATTTAACCCGTCACTGATGATAGTTTCGTCCTTGCAGCCATGCGGTATTATCATCTTCTTAAAGGCTGTTGGAAACGATTCCGTCAGCCCTTTCAGCTTTTCTTTTGTTCCGGTGCCATTCTCTTTCGCAAATTCGTCGGGGTCTGTTCCTTTCGGAAGACGGATACACTTCACCTTTGCGCCGGCTTTCAATAGCAACTCGCAGTTCTTCAGCGATGCTTTCACTCCTGCTGCATCTGCATCATAGACCATGACGATGTAATCTGTGAAACGCAGCAGCAGTTTTACCTGCTCTTCGGTGAATGCAGTACCACTGCCACCGATGACGTTTTCTACACCCACCTTATGAAGCGACATCACATCGAACTGTCCCTCCACAAGGTAAACAAAGCCCTGTTTCCCGATGGACTGTCGGGCTTGATATAGTCCGAAGATATGCTTGCCTTTTGTAAATAAAGGCGTTTCGCTGGTGTTTACGTATTTCCCGACGCCATCTTTAGGCGTGATGATTCTTCCTGAGAACCCGATGATGTGTCCCTGCATGTCATAGAATGGAAACATCAACCTGTCGCGAAACCTGTCATAAGTACGTCCCTCATTGTTGCCCACTATATCAACATCTTGCAACATCTGCAGAGAATAGCCGGCTTTGGTGAGCTCTGACATTGCCATATTCCCCATAGGCGCATAGCCGACACCATAATCGGTTAAAGCCTTATCGGAAAGATGGTATCCACGTGTAGCAAGGAAACTCTCTGCCTGTTGCAAATTCTTCTGAAAGAATTTTGCTGCAGCTTCTATCGCTATTCGTTGTGCTGCCTTCTGCTTATAGCGTGCTTCTTCTTCCGGATTCATTTCCTTTTCGGGGAACTCTAAGCCGGCTTGAGTAGCACACCAGCGAAGAGCCGACATGAAGTCCATATTCAAGTGGTGCTGAATAAAGGCTATGACATCTCCGCTTGCCCCACAAACGAAACAATGGTAAGTCTGCCTTGCCGGGCTGACCATCATAGAGGGCGTATGGTCGTCATGAAAAGGGCATACGCCTTTATAGTTCACACCTGCTTTATGCAAGTGAGTAAACGATTCTACAACATCTACAATATTTAGAGTTGACTTTACTTTGTCTATGAAATTTTTATCTATCATTCTAAATCTTCCTTTTCAAATAGTTCCAACTGCCGACTTTCTACGGCTTCCGTAACGGTTACCCCTAAATATTCTGCTACGGCTGCATATTCTTTACCAGTAATAGCTTTCCGACCGAAGTATAAATCCCAGTACCGACGTTGACCGATACCTGTTTCCTTGTAGAACATTCTCGTTGGACTAAAGTCTTCAGGATGGCGAAACTTCACCTGCAACAGTGCTAACAGTAAATTTCGCCTTACCAGCTGACCTGTTGTTAATTTACGTCGCAACACATAAAGTCTGACAGACATATGACTGCGCCCCAAATGTCTCCCCATATCTTCAAACGAAAGTTTTCCGAGATTTTCCCTAACATATTCATCGTCCTGGAAGCTCCATCTTCTGTTGCTTTTCTTTCCCATTTCGCGTAATAGAATTGAATTGGTGGTCAAAACTTAATATCGCAACGTTGTCCATAGGGTGTATACGCCCGAGATTTAATTGTACATATACCCTCAGAGCTTCTCGGAGTAAAAACAATTCTCTTTCGCTCAAGTCGTTGATGGAGTATTTTCCCCAGCTGTCTTTATCGATGTACATTTATTGATTGAATTTAAGGTCAAATTTAGGTTCTCGATTGAGAGGTATACCAATAACTCTGTGAAACTTTCCATCCTCTTTTTGTGTTAAGAATATATCATTCTCATATTCTTTATTGTAAGAATGAGCTCGTCCATATTCGTCCCACACAATCTGCAGGTCGCCTTTATGCGCATTTACCTGTCTGACATAAGAATGCCTTAACTTCATCTCGTCAATAACAATATCACTACCAAGGGCATCTATTGCATCTTCAAAATCTTTTACTTTCATAGTTGTTTCAATTGACATTTTTTTATTTTGCTGTATTGCACATATTCATTAAGTTTCAAGCAATACAGCCCATTAATACAATTACGGTGGAACTGACAGTTCCTACACTCATCACACATTGGGGAAGAGTTCTGTTTCGGGCTTGTGCAGATAATCTGCAATAACCTTTCGCTTTAATGGGTCTGGCATAAAGTCGCCTCGCAACCATCTGTACACAGTCGAATTCGATACTCGACAAATCTTTGCCAAATCCATGATGGTTTGTTCTCGTTCATTTGGCAAAGAATTTACATAATCTTTAAATTCCATACTTTTTATTTTTTAAGTTTCATTGCTACTTCAAATATTTTTGCTATTTTCGTAGCGCACAAATTATTACGTAGCGCAAAAGTGCAACATATTTTTGAAATACGCAAACATTTGAGTGATTATTTCACTCATTTAAATGATTTTAAATAAAATAACAAGACTCATGGAAAAAGAAACAATCAACAACCGCATTTGTTATATCATTGAAAAAGAGGGACATACTATAAGTTCTTTTGCGAGAAAGATAGGCGTTGGCGACCAAACTATCAGAAGTATTACGAAAGATAGAAATAAGCCGAGCTTTGAACTAATAGTAAAAATTATCGAGAGCTTTGAATGGGTTGATGCCAATTGGCTTGTAATGGGAGAAGAGAGTGATATGGACGTGGATAAGAAGAAACTTTACTCTATCATTTCGATGCAACAGAAGACCATAGAAAGCCAACAAAAAACAATTGACCGGTTAACTTCAAAGCTCGTCGAAGACCTTCCGGAAGAATCTTCTAAAAAAGTGGCAAGTGCCGGATAA